TGTAAGCGTGCTGGCTCCGGTCACGGCGAGAGTGCCTGTGGTGGTAAATGATCCATCCGCCGCTATTTTCGCCAAAACGGAAGCAGATGAATCTGTCCAGCGTTGCAGGTCTGCGGTTTGCGATGCCGTGCCTCGACAGGTAAATGGGACAGTCGTTGTTGCGCGCGGGATGATAATCCACCCCGTGCCTGTCGTGTCCACATACGTTTTCGTGTTTAAAGCGTCGCTGAAATAGGTAGCGCCGCAAACGGTTATGTTTGACTGCAGGGCGGTGATGGTTCCAGTGCTGTAAATGTGACGCACACGATAAAACGGCGCTCCACTGTTACCAATATCGTAAGTGCTGTCTGTAAATAGTAGATTGCCTGAAAGAAATGTATTCCCCGCCGTCACATTCAGCGCCGTGTTCGTCGTCCCGCCGCTCGCAGTCAATTCCAACGCCACATTAGTCGAGGTCGTCCCGGTGTGCGTGTTGGAAATCACCGCACCCTTGCTGGTGATGCCGCTCGTGCCATTCGCGCCCGCAGTGGCGACGTTCAGCGCGGTCTGCGATGCCGCCGCCGCCGTGCCGCTCACTTGCAGGTCAAGCAGCTTGCCGCTCGTAAGCGATGAGGAGGCCGCGTAGATGCCCGTGCCGGTCGTGAGGCTGTTGGCCGCAACCGCGATGCCGCTGGTCGTGGTCGTGCCGGTCGTGGTTGGCAGCGTGAAGGTGTTCGTCGTGCCGGTGTAGGTGTTGCTCCCCTCCAGCGTCGCCAGCGTGCCACTCAGCGGGAGCGTCACCGTGCCCGTGCCGAGCGCGCCCGTAGCAGGCGCAAGCGTCGTGGTGCCAGAGGTGGCGTTGCGGAAGCCCACGTTGCCAACGGCGCTGCCTGCGGTGCCGAGGAGGAGGGACGTGGTGGAGCTTGCCGTCAGCGTGGTGAAGCTGCCCGCGCGTGTGCCGCCTGTGATGTCGGAGGTCAGCGCGAGCGTGCCTGTCGCAGCTTGCAGTGTAACCGTGTAGTCGTTTGCAGAAGCGTTTGCGGAGTCGAGGGTTGTAGTTCCCGTCGATGTAGCGTTCTTGAATCCGATTTTCCCGGATAAAAATGCTGAGTGGCCTAATGACATGCGCCCCGTTGAAGCGGAGAAATGAGCGAGGATGAGATAGCTGCTTACGAAATCGGATGACCGCAAAAATACATCACCACCGGCGTCTAAATATACGTGCGTAAAATCGTTAGTAAGACGGCCTTTCATGGTTCCGTCTTGGTTATCGAGAATCTTGTAATTTATGGAACTAGGCTCGAATAGCGTCGGCGAATTGAACGTCCCGCCCGTCACCGTCTTGCCGGTGAATGTCAGCGCGCTCGGAAGCGAGAGCGTCGGCGTCGTCGTGCCGGTGACTGTGATTTCGTTTGCCGTGCCGGTGATGGAGGTTACAGCCGATGTCAGGAACGCCCCTGCGCTGCCCACGTTGACCGCCAGTGCCGTCGCGACTCCGGTGCCGACTGGTAGCTCCCCAAGCACGCCCGCGTTGTCATAGAGGATGCGGCCCGTGGTGCCGCTGGCGATGGCTGTGGTGCCGACTGTCAGGCCAGTGCTGAGAGTAACATTCAGCGTCGTGCCGCTCATCGCCAGGCCGGTGCCGAGCGTGACAGCAACCGGAAGCCCGGTGCCGCCGCTCGAAGCCTGTCCGAGCAGTTGCGACGCGGACAGGTTCAGTCCGAGGTTCGTTGCGGCTTGCAGCTTTTCCGCCGCCGTGAGCGTCTGCGCGTGCCCGTGCGCCACCCAATCCGCATCCGGGTCGTCCAATCCGCTGAACACCTGCGCGGAGGCATCCAGATCCGGCGCGTCGATCACGTTCAGCGTGTCCGCGTTCGCCGCGATGTGCTTCAGCAGCGCGGCATCGGCGCATTCCACCTTCCAATACGTTCCGGCCGGAGTGAGTTCATCGTTCCGGGCGACCACCTGCGAGAAGTTCCCGCTCCCGTCGGTGGTCGCGGAAAGAACCGCACGCAGGACGACGCGGTTGTTCGATGTCCAGTGCGTGTTCCGAGGCGCGCAGAGCGTGAAGCTCACCACCGCGCCTGTTGCCACCGCGCCGTCGTCGCGGTAAATGGTTCCGGTCAGCGTGCAGGTGAGTCCCATATTGGAAGTATTTTTCCGCTAAACGTCGTGAAGCCCGGTGAGGTCGAGCCGGCGCGGGGGTTATTGTGAGGCGGGGCGATTCATCAAGGTGCAGGTTCCGCTGGTGAGCGTCACGGCGGTCGCGCCGCCGGGGAACATCAGGAATGTCCCCGCCTTCACGGTGACGGATGCGGGCGATCCCGTCCACTTGGCGCACGTCAGGGACGCGATCACGGTGTCGGTGTGGGCGATGATGCCGGAGAACGGACCGGTGTTGGCGCTTGTGCCGGTCACATACACACCGCCGTTCGCGTCGTAGATCGAGTTGAGGTCGAGGGTTCGCATTTCGGTTTAGTAAGGGCCGGCGATATTCCCAATGGCCGTTGTGAAAGTGGTCGGCGGAGTGAATGCCGTGAGGGTTCCGTAGGTCTGTCCGGTCTGCTTTCCGGTGGCGTGCCTGCCGACCGCGTGCGTATTATAGCGCGCGGTCGCACTGCTGTACTGGACCTGAATGAAATAGGTGGCCGGACCACTGGCGACATAGGGCGCAGCGAACGGAATGCGCTGGTAGGCGTCCGTGCCGCTGCCGGCAGTGCTGGCCGACTGAGCCGCCGCGATAGGGTTTCCGAGCGCGTCCGCGAGTCCGACGGTCACGTTCCCTGTCACGTTGCTTCCGTTGAAAAGCTCAATTCCGGTGATGGTGCAGTTTGCTGGCACATGAATTTCACTGAGATAGGTTTCGGTGATGACCGGCGTGGAATCGGTGCCGTCGGTCGAGGCCCTCGCCGGGTGCTCTCCGGTGTTGATGCCGCGAGGCGAGATGGCGTTGTTCGGAGCCTGAAGTCGGATGTTTCCGTTCACATCCACGAGGCCGCGCGCGAGCGTGGCCGCAGGCGGCTCCGCGTTTGAGACGCCGAGATTGGTTTTGAGGGTTTCAGCGGTACGAGGTTCGATTTGATTCATGAGAGTGTTTTAGGTGGTGGTTTCGGTGGCGCGGGCTGCGTCCGGTTTCGGTTCGGTGATGTCAAGCGTAATTCGGTGCTCGTGCCCGAGGGTTTTCCCGCAATCATTCGCAAAGGTTTCCGGCCACTCGGCGAGCCGCTTCACGGCGAGCCATTCGGACAGTGCGGCCTCGCGATCTTCCTTCGATTCTTTGCGGTCATGGATGAGATTGTCGAGCCTCGTGAGTTCCTTTCCGGCCGCTTCGCGCAGGAACCAGATGAAGTCCGGTTGCGCGATCAGGCGGGTGATGCGCCCGAGCCCTTCGGCGGCGATCTTGTGGTTGTGCGCCTGGGCGGGGCTCACTGCGCGGGTGCTCCGGTTTCGGTTTCGCCGGCTTCTTCCGCGCCGTGCGCGCCGGGCTGCGGAACCGCCGGCATGACAAACTCGGGATTTTTGAGCGTGAAGTCCTGCTTGGCCTTCTGCGCTCGCTCCTCGGGGCTCGCGGGCTGGAATCCCATCTCCGTTTCCCACTGCGCTTGCACGCTCGGCGGGCAGTCCTTGTAGGCGATGGCTTCGCGCGTCTCGCGGCGGAGTTGCGCCTGTGCGGACTGCTGGCTCTTTTCCTGCCACACCTTGATCTCCTCGTCGGAGATGTTCGGGCAAAGCTCATCGGGATCGGCCACTTCGAGCGCCTTGAGTTGCGAGAGGAATAGCGGACGCAGCGTGCGCGCCACTTCCGGCATCTGCGCGCGCGTCATGTGGTATTTCTCCGCCACTGCGAGCGCCTGCTGGTTTGTGGAAAGCATCTCGGACGAACGCGAGCGCGTGAGCAGGAGTCGGATTTCCCGCTCGATGGTGCGCGCCTCCTCGCGGTTGATCGTGAGCAGCATCTTGCCGTCCTTGGAAAGCAGAAGCTCGGTGTCGCGGATGTTCTCCAGCACGATTGTCACCACCTGGCCCATGATCCCGATGATCGCCTTCTGGTGCTGGATCTCGCTGTTCTTGATGAGCAGGTTGCTCGTGCGCTCGATGTTCAGGATGCCCGTCGCCGTCCGGCTGCTATTCAGGTCGCTCGCGCTGGCGTCCTTCGCGCCGATCACGCCGAACATCAGGTTGAGCTGCTGCTGCGCCATCGTGAGCAGTTCCAGCCCGATCTCGGATTTCTCCGTGAGGTTCACGTTCCACATCGGCGGGCGGTGATCCTTGTCGTAGCCCGGCTCCACGTCGTAAATCTTGTCGCCGCCAAATTCCACCTGCGCGCCGTTCTTCCACTCGCGCACCGCCATCGGGTCGCGGAACGTGACGCTGTTCTCCTTGCTGTCCTTGATGTTGAAGCGGTTGAACTGCGCGTCAATGTAGGTGTCCTGATCGATCACCGCCTGGATCACGCCCTCGCCATACCAGCGGTTCGGCACGCGGGCGACGCCGGGGATCACTTCAAACGGGCGCTTGTGCATCACGTTCGCGAGGTATTCGTAATACACGAGGTCTTCACAGCTCCGGTCCAGCACGCAGAAAATCTCCTCCTCGAATCCGTCGCCGTCGGCATCGAAGCGCACGTAGCACTCGGCCATGCGCCGGAAGATGTTCAGGCGGCTCACGACGGTATCGCGCTGTTCGCCGTGCGTCTCCTTCGCGCGCATCTCGCCGCTGCCCTCGTCGGTCACGCTGCCGGCCCAATACTCGTCGAAGCCCTCGTATTCGCCGTAGGTCTCCTTGATGTGCTGCGGCGTGTCGTCGTAAAGCTGGAACACCGCGTCCGCCTCGTGAATGTCCGGGCACCGGAGCGGGCAGAGGTATGATCGGTAGTCCACTTCGCGACACTCGACGCCCTCAAATTGGATCAACTCCTGCAAAAGCCGGTCGAACTGCTTGTATTGAAACTCCCCCTGCCGCATCGCGAACAGCGGATCCTTCTCCAGCCGCGCCAGCCCCTCCACGTTCGGGTCGGGCAGAAAGTCGTCGTTCTCATAGACCATGAGGCCGTTCGGGGTCTTGATCGGCTCGCCGTTCGCGTCCACGAGCACCACCGCGGGGCTGACGTAGGGCGTGCTGCGCTTGATCCATCGGATCTTCACCACGCACTCGTTGCGGATGAGCGCGCTGCGTAGCGCCGAGCGAAGTTCGGTCTGCACGTCGCTCTGGTCCACGCGCTGCTGCACCAGTTCCTCCACCGCGCGCGCCGTCTGGTCGTCGCCCACGTTCTGATATTTCACCGCGGCGAAAAATGGGCGCGTGCCGAGAAGATCGTCCGCGGCCTTGCTGTGCATCTCGCGCACGAACCGCTGTGCCGTGCCGAGCGTCAGGTTGCTCTTGTCGAAGACGCCGCCATACATCGCCGCGCGCCAGGAGTTGTCGTTGTCAAAGAGATCCTGATACCGCTTCCTCCGGTCCATCCACGATCCGCCGTCCACCGCGCCCTCGCCGCTCAGTCCCATCTCGCGCTGAAGCTCCGTGATCCGCGTCAGGCATCGGTGTTTCAGTTCCTCGCGTTGGTCGGGCGTGAGTTGCAGGTTCGTCTTGAACCGCGTCGGCGCCGGGGCCGGGGGTAGAACGGTGAAATCGTTCCCGTCAAACGCGGGCTGTGGCTTGGGAAGTTCCATGAGTGTCCGCCGCGTCCTGCATCGGTTTCGCGGAGTCAAGCCGAAATTGGTTGCAGGAGCGGGATTTGAACCCGCGTCCTCTTGGGTATGAGCCAAGCGCGCTACCGGACTGCGCCATCCTGCGATTTGTTCCCTGAGTTGCGCGGGCGGCTGCTACCCGCTTCGCGGTTTTGCGGACCACTCAGGCTGGACCCGGCACCCTTTCGAGGTGTTGCCCCGGTTCCCCGCGCAACTCAAAGAACTGCGGTCATGATTCGGATATTCCCCGCGCGTTGGCAAGTGGAAAATCCTACCGGAAGAACTCCTTCACCGTGAGATTGCGGCTCCCGATCGGTGCGGCCTTCGCCGCGGCCCGTGGCGCATTGGCCGGCGCGCGCGTCGTCGCGGACATGCGCGTGAAGGCTGCCAGCATCCGGCCGCGCTTCGTCATCGCCGCCTGATACGTGGCGCGGTCGTCGGCATCGAGTGAGGCGACGAACGCCTTCTCGTTTGCGAGGCTCCCGCTGAACGGCTTCATGAGCGACGAGCGGAATCCGGTGTCCGCCTTATCCTTCGGCATCGTGGCGAGCAGCTTCCCGTATTCCTTCATCGCCCGCGCGTTGTCGCCGTCTTCGAGCGCGTTCTTGATACCGACGTATTTCGACGGCGGATGCACTTCGTCCACATGCTCGCTTCCGTTGGCCTTCTGCCACTCGCGACCGAGCTTGCGGGCCTTGGTGATTTCGCTGTGTCGGATTGTGCGCAGTCCCGAGGAACTGATCAGCGACTCCGCCGCGGAGATGTCCGGTGCCTCCGGGTCGATCACGCCGCGCAGGGCAAGCGGGAGCGGCGTCATGGCGAGATCCTTCACCTGCTGCGCGCCGGAACGCTGCTGGCCGCGCCAGTCGCGCCCGGTGGCCGCTTCGAGCGCGGTGCGGCTGATGAGCGGGGAAATACGCCCCATGACAAACTGCCGCCTGTTCTTGAGCAGCGCGATCACGTCGCCGGGGACGCTGCGCAGCTCGTATTCGCGGCCCTCTGTCACCACGCTGAAAGGCTTCTCCCAATCGTTCTTGCCGGTCAGCATCCGCTCAAGGAGCTTCGCGGTCACTGCGAGGACGACGGCGAGCAGGATGAGCGCGTTGCGTTGCTCGCCGCCGTGCTTGCGGAACGCATCGGCGAAGAACTTGGCGCGCGACTTCAGGAAGTCCGGGGCGAGGAAAAGCAGGCGCTCGAAGTGCAGGCGCGTCGGGTTGTTGCCCGCGTAGAGGTTGTTCTGTTCGCCGAATGCGTCGTTGGCCTGCTGCGCGGTCTTCTGTGCGACCTGTTCGCGCGTCATCTTGCCGGAGGCCAGATCCTTCTTGAACCGTTCCATGTTGCGCACCATCGCCTCCTTCGCCATCGCGATTTTCAGACCGGGGATGTACTTCTCGAAAAGGAATGAACTCATCGTGTCGTTCAGCTTCCCGAGCTTCCCGAGTCCGATGTGAGAGAGCAGCTTTTCCATGCCGTTCGCCGTCAATCCCTCGCCAAATTCCGCCTTGGCATTCCAGTTCGCGAGCATGAGCCCGGCGTTCACCAATTCGCGTGTCGCCGGATCGTCCATGTCGATCTCCGCCACTTTGAAGGGGTTGACCTTGTGGCCGATGGCGTGCGTGCCCTCCTGCACGAAATGGAACGGCGAGAACGAAAGCATGAACTGCTTCACGATGGCCTGAAACTCGCCGACAGCCTTGATGATCGGCACGTTGTTCAGCGCCGAGGTGCCGAGCGTGTTTTTCAGCCGCTTGTAGAGGTCGGGGTGGATGAGCAGTTCGCCCTCCACTAGAACGTCCTTCTCGCCTTCTTTGCCGAGCCACTTCCACTTGCGAAGCGCCGGGTGCGAGATCGGGCGGTAGTCGGAAGTGTCCGCCGGGTGCGTGTGCGGCTTGATGAGCAGCGGGGAGTCCGCCGATCCGTCCGTCCTGGTGATTGCCCCGCTCGGCACTGCCATCGGGCGGCCGTCGCGCGCCATGATGTCGGTGAGCGACTTCACGAACACCCGATCCGCGACCGTGTTGTTCGCCGCCTGCGCGTAGGCTCCGAGCGTGCCCGCGATGTCGCCGCCGCCGCGCAGCGAGTGCCCTTCCTGTTCCAGATCGAACATGCTCGAGAACACGCGCTTGATGGCGTGGTCAAATTTCGTCTTCAGCTTGCTCGCGGGCGTGTCGCTGGCGAGATCGCCGAGGATGCGCGCCATGAGTCCGCTGCGCTGGTTGGCCGGCGCCTTCTCGACAAAGTGCGTGACGTAGTTCTCCAGCAGGTTGCCGAGCAGCCCGAGCTTTTGCGCCTCCTCGCCCTTCTCCTTGAAGAACGTCTTGGCCGTGTCCGCCATCGCCTTCTCCGCGGCGTTCAGGTTCAGCGCGCGCTCATACACCGTTTTCATTTCCGGCTTCGACTTGTCCGCCCACTTTTGCAGCGTGGCCCTGTCGCCGTCGGCCTCCATGTAGCGGCTGATCGCCTGGCGCGTGAGCACGTTCGGGAACTGCTTCACGATCGTCTCCACGAGCTTGCGGGATTCGTGCGCGGCCTTCTGTCTGCCAGGGATCACGATGTCGGTGCCCTTGAGCGGTGCGCTGTCCCCTGCCCCGAGCCATTGCCCGATCGCCTTGTCGATCGGGTCGTAGGCTGGCATCTCGCCCCACCACCTTTTCGTCGCGCTGCCCGCGGTCTTGATGGCATCCCAAATCTGCGACGCGACACCCGGGGGCTTCGTCGCGAACGTGGCGGCCTGCGCCGCCTTGCGGTCTTCCTTCGTCTCCTCGCGCCCCTTCGCGCCTGCGGCCACGGCGTCGGTGGCTTTTCTTTCCGGCGCGGCGGCGGAGAAGGTTTCGCCGCTTCCGTCGTCAGCAATCTGCCCGTCATCGTCATTCGGATCCGCGGTTCGCGCGTGCGGATCGCCGGATGTGAGACGCACCACCTCCGCGAGTCGCGCCTGTTTCTCGTCCAGTTGATCCGCCTCCGGGAACGCCGTCTGAACTGCGTCCTGCTTCATCTTCAACTGATTCTTCTGATCGGCGACGTTCTTTTGAATCTGCTCCGACGACGGGATCCACTTCAGGGAATTGGCGATGTGCCAAATCAGTTGGCTGGCATCACTTGAAGCGAGCGGATTGTAAGCCTGCGCACCAACGTCCTTCAGCGCCGGGAAATTGGCGTGATAGAGCATCGGAACAACACCGAGCATGTCGGCGTTCTTCTTCTCGTCCTCGGTGAGCGATTTCTTTTCCTCCGCCTTCACGCTCACATCCACGCCGTTCTCTTTGAACGAAAGCGATTCGCCTTTCTTCAGCGCGTTCAGCTTTGGCTCAAGTGCCTTGACTGCCTCCTGCAATGTCGTGAAGCGAGTTCCGCCCACTTCAACATCGGTCTGCCTCGCATTGTCGTAAAGCCACTGATGCGCGGCGCGCTCGATGAGGTAATCGCGCTGCTCCTTGAACTTCGGCAGCGGGCTATCTCCTGAGTATTTGTAAAGCTCTGGCGCCTCGTCGTTGTATTGCGTCGCAAATTCAAACTTCGACGCGCTGGCTCCGGTGTAATTCCAACTGAACGTGTGGCGGAGGCGTGATTCTCCCGTGAGACTTTGCGCCGCCTCGATGCGCTCGGATTTCCGCGTGAGTCGCCCATTCAATCCGAAGGCGCGCAATTCGAGTTCGCCGTCCGGGTTGTTCTTCGTCTTCTTCAGCGGCTCCTTGAGCATGTCCAGAATCGTCATCGGGACTTCCTCCTTCTCGCCCTCTCCGATCTTTTCCTTCGCAAGCTCAAGCTCGGTTTGCTTTCCCTTTTTCTTCACGTCCCGAGTCACGACGAAAGGCGTCTCCGGGTCGAATACATGCTTGTCCGAGAGTTCCTTTTGCTTGGCCTCCTCGCCCTCCTTGACCCGGCGATCAATGTCGGCGTCGGCAGCGCGGTGGGCATCCCGAAGCGCGTCCACATGCGGGATGGCGCGATCATTTTCCTCGATGCCGCTTGTGAGTTCGCGGATTTCCTTTCGGATTCGCGCCTGTCGCCTGTCAAAGTCCTCCTGACTGATCTTCAGATCGCGCACTTCGTTTTCGAGCGTGAAGCGCTCCATGACCAGCGGGTTCCCGCTCGCCGCGGCGATCATTTCCTGCCCGCGCAGTTCGGCGTCGCTGATGTCGGAAGCGGTGTCGCCCTTGTAATCTCCGTTCAGCAGATCCTCGACGATCTTCGTTTTCGTCGTGATCGTCTGGTAGATACGGCTGTCCAGCGTGCGCTCTACCGCGTTGCGCGTGATGATGATGTTGAAAGGGCCGAATTTTCCGCCCGGCCCGGTCGTGAGCGCGCCGTCCTTGCTGAGTTCGTAGCTCGGTTGCTGTGGCATCCGTCCCGGCGCCTTCTTGCCGCCAATGGTCGCCTCGTGGAAAAGGTTTCCCTGCCGGATGCCGCGGCCCTCGCGCTGCGTCATCTGGTCAGGGCGATAATTGGCGTCCATACTGTGAACCGCGACCATCCGCCGCTGAAGATTCATGCCGGTGCCGAGCTTCATTGTTGTGCCGAGAAGCACGCGAATCTTGCCGGCGTTGAAGTCGCTTTTCAGTTCCTCCTTGTCCTCATCCTTCTCGTAATCGTGGATGATGGCGATCTGGTCCTCCGGCACGCCCATGCGGATCAGTTTGTCCTTCATGTCGGTGAACACGTTGAACAGTTCAACTTTCTCGACGATGGGCTGCCCGCGTTTCGGTCCGCGCTTGTAACGCTCCGGCTCCCCGAAGGCATTCTTCCTGGCGCGCTCGACCTTGTTGGAATACAGGTCACAAAATACGATCTGCGTGCCCTTGCGGTAGTCGTTCGCCTTCCAGATTTCGTAGGTGTTCTTCGCGATGCGCGAGGATTTGTATTCAGGATCGTCCGGCAGATTCGCGTCAATCAACCGCGGGTCCGTGCTGATCTTTCGGGCGTCCGTGTTCAGCTTGAGCCAGTTGTCCACCCTCGGATCCACTTTCCCGCCGCGCAGCGCCTCCGCGCGCTCGACGACCTCGGCCATGTAGTCCTGAACAACCTGAGTCGGCTGGAACACGATGTTCTGAATCTTGCCGCCAAAGAGGGGCGGGACCGGAAGGTTCAGTTGCTCCTGGCGCTGGATGTCCACATACCGTCGGAACATCGTGATAAGGCTCTGCATGTTCTTGAACTCGACGAATTTCGCCTTGTTCTGGAACGTCTGCCCGTCGGGTGAGATTTCCGCAACCTCGCGCACGTCCGCGAACATCTGCGCCCACTCGTCAAAGTATTTGATGCCGGCGGCGTCTAGGAGATCCTGCGCGATGTACTTCTGAAGCAGATAGACCTCGGCGATCGTGTTGGTGATCGGCGTGCCAGTGGCGAACAGTAGGTTGCGGCCATTATTCTGCCGAAGGATGTAGTCGGTCTTCACCTTCAGTTGCGCGGTCTTGATCGTCTCCGTGTTCGCGCTCCCAAGGCCGCCGATGTTGTTCAGCTTCGTCCAGAAGTTCAGATTCTTGAACTCGTGGGCCTCGTCAATAATGATGGCATCCACGCCAAGCTCCTCGAAGTAAAGTGCCTTGTCCGCGCGCCGCGGATCGAGCAGCTTCTCCATCTTGCTCCGCTTTGCCGCAAGCGACGCCTCTAGCGCCTTGATGCGCTTCTTCCCCTGCTTGGAGTTTGGATCCACCTCGTCCTTCGTGGCGCGCAATGCTTCCTCAAGTTCCGCAAGCTCGCCCTGGATGTGCGCGGCCATGAGATCCGGCGACACCGGGATCGATCCGATCTGGCTGTGACCGATCAGCACGGCGTCCCAATTCCCCGTTGCAATCCGCGCCATGAGCCTCTGTCGGCGCTTTGCCGTGAAATCGCGTTCCGTCACCGTGAGAATCTTCGCGGTCGGATACATCCGGTAGAAGTCCGATGCGGTCTGCCCACTGCGCAGAAGATGGTTCGGCACGATATACATGGGCTTGCTCGCGAGCCCCATGCGCTTCCACTCCATGCCCGCGCCGATGAAGGCGAACGTCTTCCCCCCGCCGACTACGTGCGCCGCCACCGCCTTACCGTCCACGGTCGCGCGCCAAACGAAATCGAGCTGATGCTTCCGAAGCGAGATTTCAGGATTCATCCCCTCCAGCGTGGAGTAGGGCGCATCGTACGTGCGCGGGCGGATTGCGTTCGCCAGTTCGTTGAATTTCTTCACCAGCGGCTCGTGGATGTCCGGGTTGTCGAGGATGAAGTTCTTGAACTCCTGTTTCAGTCGGTTTTGAGCCATCCGCGCCAGCTTCGTTTCCTTTTCGAGCACGACGGATGATCCGTCATCGAATCGCTTGCGAACCGTCGGGGACGAAAGATTCATGGACTGCGAGATCAGTTCCTCGGTGGAAACGTCTTCGGTTCCAAATCCCTCGGCGTTTCCGCGCACGGGCACATTGACCTCCCATCTGCCGTTCTTGTATTTGAACTCCGAAGCCTGCCCCCGGTCGCGGTAGATGTGCTTTACGAACTCGGAATAGGTGTGCGGATCGATCCACGCAGCACCCAAGGAGAATCCGATCCGCTCAACGGGGCGTAGTTCAGGGATCGCCTTCGTCAGTTCCTCGATGTTCTTGCGGAATGATTCGTCCGACTTCGCCGCTTCCTCTGCGGCGTGCAGCTTCTCGTAGATGTTGCCGGAAAGATACTCCTCGCGCTCGACGTAGTTGCCGGTGACGGCATCCCGGAACACAAGCCCCTCGCGCACCATCTCGTCCCCGAGTTCATCGGGATCTCTCATGGAGAGCTTCGCCTGAAGCTCCACGTCCACCTTGCCGGTCTGCGCCATGATCTTTGTCATGTTCTCGCGAGTGGTCCCGGTCAGTCCGGTGAGCGGTTCCTTGCGCGGGCGCGTCCGCTTGCTGAAAATGTCCGTCTTGGTCGTCTCGTTGTTCGTGGCGTCGTAATCCTCGAGCGCCATCAGCGCCGGGTAGAACGGATCATCCTGAAACGCCGCGCGCGTCTTCCCTTCGTGCAGGAATCCGTTCTCCTTTACGTAGGTATCGTAGAACACGTTCAGATCCTTCTGCATCGCCGCAAGCGTGGCGTCGTCCGCATTCGTGACCTGGGCGTGTAGAACCGCCTTCAGCGACTTTCTCAACGGGATCAACTGCTTGATCCGCTCGTAGTCCGCCTTGGTGAAATCCCCATCGAAGGCATACGTGCTGAACTGCCTCTCAACGGTGGTGGTTCGCTCCGATCCGGTGAGCGGGTCTTCGTATTTTTCTTCGACCTCGCGGAACTCCTTGTATTGCTCGCCCGTGATGTCGCCGGCCTCGATTTCGGCGCGCAGCTTGATGTCGGTCGGGTTCTTCGATTCCGGCCACGCCGCCCCGGTGCGCTTCACGGTGCCGTCGTCGTCAATCTCGACGTGACCGCTCTCGATGTAGCCGGAAAGCAGCGTGTGCCGCTTCGTGGTGGGTGAAATCTCCTTCCTCGGGCGCTCGACTTCTCCGCCGCGGAACACTCTCACCTCGTTCTTGTGCAGAACGAACGATCCGTCCTTTTCAGAGTTCGGGTCAAATTCTAGTTCGTCGGCATTGCGGATGGTCGCCGCCTGCTTGTCTTCGGGAACAAAGATGTTTTCAGGGAGCGTTTTTTTGATCTGCTCGATGAGTTGGGCGACGGTTCGGCCATCCGAGAGAAGCGCCTTGCTTCCGACTTTCTTGCCGTCCTCGCCAGTGGTCGGCTTGCCGTACATCTTCCCTTCGCTCGTCATGATCCCGAGCATGTTTGAGGGGTTGTCTCGGAAATACTGGTTGATGCGGATCTCGTCTCCGGTCCTCGTGGTGATGTGGACAGGGTTTAGCCAGTCCTTATGCTCCATTGGAACGCCGGGGCCCCGTTTTTGCAGGATGATCAGGTCGGTCGTGACTTCCGTGGCCGCGTTCCCCTTGAACATCGTGTTCGGCAGTCGGAACGCCGCGACAAGATTCGCCTTCGCGGAAAGAACCTCACGCACCGCCGATCCCATCTTATCCATCGTGCCGATCGAAGTGATGGCGACCACGAATCCGCCGGGTCGCACCTTATCGAGCGATTTCAGGAAGAAATAATCGTGCAGGTTCGGGTTGATCTTGTTGTAGCGCGGATCGTTCGGGTGATCGGCGTCACTGAACGGGAAATTGCTCACGATGAGATCCTGTGAGTTGTCCGCCATGACGTGCTTCTCGAACGGGCGGTTCCATACTTTTGACTCAGGATAGAGCGCCCTGGCGATCCGAGACGTGAGATTGTCCATCTCGATGCCGGTCAAGCTGGAGTAGCGCGCGATCTCCGCCGGCATGAAGCCGTAGAAGCTCCCGGGGCCCATTGCAGGCTCCGTGATGCGCCCGCTCTGGAATCCCATCTTAGCGAGCGCGCCCCAAATGCCCTGCACCATCTCCGGGGCGGTGTAGTGCGCGTTTGTCGTGCTGCGGCGCGCGCTCGCCATCTCGTCGTCGCTCAGTCCGAGTGCCTGCATCTCGTCGTAGAACTCCCCGCCAGGCTGGAATGCCTTTTCAGCCAGCCCGCCCCATCCGACATACCGCGCGAGCGTCTTCTGTTCCTCTGGCGTTGCGTCCCGGCGTTCCGCTTCGATCGCGCGAAGCGTCTTGATCGCGGATACGTTGTCGCGAAACTTCCGGGTCAGTCCGCCTTCGCCGATGCCGTCGCTGAGTTCGAGTCGGAGGTTTCCGCGTCCGGCGGAAATGTCGCCCACTCGTTCATCGCTGTCTCCCTCGCTTCCTGCTTTGATCTTCCCTCCTGAAGAAGCGCCCTCTCCGTCTGAAACAGGTTCTTCGCCCGTTCCGCCAGTTGCGCCTTCCACTTTCCCTCCTCCTGTAATTTTTCCACCAGCCCCGGATTCTGCGCCTCCAGGCGTTGTTCCACCATCGCCATTATCATCCGCAGGACTTTCAAGTTCGGGGGTAGTGGCTGGTTGCTCATCTGGTGTTACGATATCGGTTTTCGGTTCGGGCGCAAGCTGCGCGTAGATGGATTTCCAGTCCGGTTCAGCCGAACCTTGCGCCCCTTCGCTTTTCATCTTGAACCAAATGTTTTGCGAGAACGCCAACGCCTTCGGGCCGAGTTCCGTCAGCGCGGTGGCCAGCTTCTCAGGAGTGTCAACGCCGTGGCTGTCAATCAGGTCAGCCGTCAGAGAGTTCAGTGCATCGCGCTTCTCGCGCGGGATCGGAGCGTCGTAACGCGGCTCAGGCGCCGCCGCTGAAAACAGATCACCCAGCTTGTCCTTGATGGCCTGCGCGCCCGGCGAGAGCTTCGGCGCATCCGCCTTCTTCTCCGGCAGCACGCTGCCCCGGTTCGGGAGCGGGGATTTCGCGGACTTCTCCCAGAATGAAAGATCGTCTCCGGCTTCGAGCTGGAAGTCCTCGGCGTAGTCCTTGGTGTCGTCGGGCTTCCGGTTGCGTGCCTTGTCCCACACCTTTTGTGCGCGCTTGGCCGGGATGCCGTATTCCGCCATCTTCTTCAGCAGCGCATCCGGCGAGAGCGTATTCAGCCACTTCTCGGACAGCGCGCGGCGTTCTGCAAATGTGGCGTGCGGTTCAAGAACGGCGGGCTTTTGGGACTCTAAGTTCGGGAGCGGGGATTTCGGTTTCTCGGCGGCGGCTTCTTCCGCGGTGCGCCATTCGCCTTCCGGTGTCTGCTTCTGGGCTTTCACGCCCGCGCGAGTCGGCACGATATACACGGGCGCGGAAATCTTCACGCCGTCCTCGATGCGGTAGCGCACGCCGTTTTCGTCCTCGTAAAGCTGCTGCCCCCTCTCGTTCACTCCGACGCTGTTGCTCTTGGGCTTTGGTTTCTCTGGCGTTTCTGCCTTGCGCGCGTTGTCGTAAATCCCATCGATCTCACCCTGCTTCTCTGCGATCTGTTTTTCGAGACGCGCAAGCGATGCGCCTTTGTCGTTCATCGCCATGTCGTAAGCGACCGGACGCCCTTGGATCAGCTTTATGATCTCCGCGCGCAAGGCATCAACCTTCCGCTGCTCGTCAGGATTAAGATCGCGCCGCTCTGGACGGGTTGCGGGTTTCTCGGCCTTCGGCTTCTTCGCTGCCTTCTCCGTCTCCGCGCCCTTCATCCGCGCCTCGATGTCCGCGATCAGCTTGCGCGTCGCGTCGGTCATGTTGCCGAGGATGCGCTTGATGTGCGCGATCAAGTCCTCGATAAATTTCCAAGTGCTCTCGGTGGTCACTCCGGCCTTGCCTTGCATGATCACGCGGGCGATCTCGGCCGCTTTGTGTTCCGGATCAAGGGCGTCGAATCCCTTGTAGTGTTTTTGCAGATACTCCACCGCGGCGGGCTCGTCCTCGATGAGCTTCAGCGCGCGCGCGCGGTTCGCGGGTGACTCATTGACGAAGTTCTTGAATCCTTTATGAAGAACCTCCTCGCCGATTGCCGCGTTGATGTAGGTCTCGCGCTCCTTTGGCGTCATTTGCTCCGTCGCCGCGTCGAGCTTCGCGGCATCCACAGTGATCTTGCCATTGTGGAGCGCGATTCCGCTCTTGTTCGATTCGGGAAGCTCCGCCTCGTGCGCGCGGGCGATGTGGCCGAGATTGCTCAACTCCTTCGCGTGGCCGCGCATGGCGACGTTCACCGTGCCGACGATCTTCTTCCGCCGCTCTACCGTTTCCGCATCGGGCTTACCGCCAGCCTGTCCAGCGGGCTCGCCGCCGGGTTTGCCTTCTTCGGTTTTCGCCACTTCGCTTGCTCCACCTGCGGGCTTTGCGCCTTCAGGTTTGCTTTGGTCGTTGCGTTCGCTTGCGGGTAGCTTTGGCTCATTGGGTGCGGGTGGTTCTGGTAATGCATTTTGTCTAGGCGCTTCCTTTCGCGCCGGTCTTGATCCCGTGTATTGCGAAAGCCCCTCGGATTCAGGTACTGGCAATCCACGACGCAACGCCTCCTTGAACACCGCACCGATGTTGATTCTGGTTTCCAGATTCGACCGATCGCTCTTCGGAATACGCATCCCGGAAGCCTCTTGCTTAATCTGATCAATTAGATTTTTCGCCTGGGTTCCTAGCGCATCCGTCAGGAACTTGTCAGACTTGGTTTTCAGCCAACTATCATACGCCTCCCATGTCTTAAAGGTAGTCGGCTTTCCAAGTTCACGCCTGTCCGAATGAAACTGGCTTTCGCCAATGATCTTTTCGTGCGGAGGCTTCGCGTCTGGAAGCACCGATGGTTTCTCTGGTTCAACCCACCCTTCCGGCGCAACTCCGCCTTTTCCATGAGCGCGCAAGAAAGCCTCTGCATCCTCTCGTTTCTCGTAAGGATCGGATTCCTTTCCGGTATCCAAGTTTCGGATCACGTAGAACGACGGCTCTCCCATTCCTTGCTCGCCTTCGTGCTGGTCAATGACGTAGCGGTAGGCTTTTTTCTCCCGCAGCCCCTTCCCGTCCTCCCAATCGTGCGCGCCGCCTTCGAGCCGGTCGCGGACGATCTGCGGCACCTGCTCGGGAATGTCCGTGCCGAGACGCTGCTTCATGTCCTCGAAAATCGCATCCTTCTCCGCCTTCGCTTCGGCGATCACGTCGCTGTTCCCTTGCCCTTTCGCCATCGCGATCTTGCGGTCGGCGTCGGCGAGGCGCTGCGTGAAATCTTCCATGACCGGCGCGATGCGCTGATCTAGGTCGCTCGGGATTTCCGGTGATACCTTCGCGACCGCCGCAGGCGCGGGTTCCGTGGGCGCTGGCGGCTCCGGCGTGACCTCCACCTTGTCGAGTTCGCTTCCAAGTTTTTCCCCGATGTTCGTCGTGCCGGGTTCTGCGGGCTTCGTCGGCTCCGGCTTCGGCGTGATGTTGCGCTCTCCGCCGGGCGCTGTCGGGGTTGGGGCTTCGGGGCCACCGAGTCCCGCGCGTCCTTCCGGTGCGCCGGGTTCCGCCCGCTCGCCGCCGATGGTCGCCGAGGTGATGGCGGTGCCTTTGCCCGGCGTCAGTCCTGGAATGAAAGCCTGCTGCGCTTCCAGCTTCGACAACTTGAGGTTATCGAAACTGCCCGCTTTCTTCATGGCGTCCACTTGCTTGCCGATCTGCTCGTAGAGCGCGGCTTCCTGCGGATTCATCGGTTGCGCCATCTCCGCCACCTTTGCGCTGTCCATTCCCATCTTCTCAGCCACGGGAGCCACCTGCGCGGGGTCGAGCGGCGCGTCGTATCCGACTCCCATCGCTTTGCGCAACTGTCCTCGAAGCGCCACGCTGGCGACTTCCTGCGCGTTGAAGTCCTTGAATTGAATATGCTTCCCGGCGAGCAATACACCGAGCGCGGCATTCACTGCGAGGGATTTGACCGTCGGGGATTGCAGTTGCTCGTGCTCGATGCCGAGTCCGTCGGCCACAAGGTTCACGGTGGCGTCGAATCCCGGACGTGCCAGCCCTTCAAACGCCAGCCCGCCCGCCGCACCCTTGGCGAGTTGAGCGGCGATCACTTTCGCGCCCGTCGCGCCAGCCTCCTCCAGCGGCACGCCCGCGGCAATCGCGGCTGCGCGGGAGGCGTTCGCGATTTTGCCCACCTTGCTCAAGTTCGCGATCGCTTTCGGTGCGCCGGTCGAGAATGCGAGCAGGCCGCCCACTTCATCGAGAATCGGGTGCATTTCCGCCGCGGCGTTCAGTGACTTCATCACGTCGCTGTATTCGCCGAGCGCGTTCATCGCCTTGTGAGCCGCCCATGCCGCCATTGTGCCGGCGGCGAGTCCGCCGATCACGCTTCCGATGCCTGCGCCGATGCCTGCGCCCGCCGGAACCGTGGCCGGTGCCGCGATCCCCGCTGTCGGAGCTGACACTGCCCCGCCAATCGCGGCACCAATCCCGCCGCCGACCGTGGCACCTGCCGCGGCGCCGGGGCCGAATCCCGCCATGAATGCCGCCGCCGGCCCGAGTCCGTGAATGAGTGCCTTCGCCTGCGATGCGCCGCCCGCGTCCTTCACGATTTGCGCGTAATGATCCTGCGCCTCCTTGAATTTGCCGGCGTATTTCTTCTCAAACTCCGCGTCCACCAATCCGTCAGCTTTCATCGCCATCAGGTCATCGAACGGATGCTCGGCGGAAAACTGCGGCTGAAATTTCTCGTCAATCTTGTAAGACTTTTTTCCCGCCTGTGCATCGCGCAAGGCGAGTGCTGCGGGAGGCAGCGGCTTGCCGTCGGGCGCGGTGTTTTCCTGTGGCTGTGAGTCGTCGGGTTGCGGCGCGTCCGGCGGCGGCTGCGAAATGTCAATTCCCTGCGCCTTCAGAATCTCGGTTTCGTGGTCGAGCCTCGTCTGCTCGATCATCATCCGCTGCGCGCGCACGGCTTCCGCCTGCTGCCGGATTCCGTCGAGCGTCTGTGCGTGCGCGTGGCCCTTGGCCGCGGCGCGGAGTGCGGCGGCGCGCTGGAGTTCAAGATCGGCCTGCGCCTTCAGCGCCTCGGGCTTGTAGCCGCCCATCCCGAAGTATTCCTTCGCGTTTCCGGCCCAGTTCTTGTCATTTTTCTGCCCGTCGAACTGGCTGTTGATGCCGGCCACGAGGCTGTCGTAGTCGAGCGGATCGCCGGTCACGGGGTCCGTGTCGGCAACGCCGAGTTGCTTCAACTGCGAGCGCACGTCATTGATGGCGTCGTGGTGGGGTTTTGCGCCGTATTCGAGGAGCGTGATCTTGCGACCTTCGGATGCGCTGGCTCTGGAAAGCCATGCGTCCTGCCGCGCAAATTCCGCCTTCTGCGCAAGCTGCGCGTCCGTGCTCACCCATCGCCACGGGAGACCGGGCGCGATCTTGTATTGGTGCCCCGTCTTCGGGTCGGTGGTGGTTTCCAGTCCCTCAAACGGATCTTTCAGCACGGGCGATCCGCCAGCCACGTCGAAATCGATCTTCTTCGGCGAGCCGGTGGAGTCGTAGGCGATGTTGTGCCTCGGATCGAGCTTGCTCAGCGGCGATCCGGTGTCGTCCACGACGGGCTTCGTGTTGCCCTGCATGTCCTGGTAGCTTGGCACGCCGCGGGCGGCCCACTGCTTGCCCTTGATCGCTTGGATGCGCGCGGTGGCTCCGGCCTGTTGCGCGCTGCGGTATTGCGTGTCGGCGTAGCTTTCGCCGGGCTGTGAGGGTGTCTCGAGAATGGATCGGGCGACATCGCCCACCGCCCCCGGATCAACTGCGAGCTGTTCGTATGCGTCGAATCCCATGTGTGTGTAAAGTTACGGAGTCAGGGAGGCGTATGCTCCGTTGCGCTTGCGCTTGTCGTAAGGATTGCCCTTGCCTTCCTTCGGATCGGGCGCGCCAACGCTCGCGCGCCACTTTGCCATCTCGTCATCAGAAACCGCGGGCGGCGTAGTGTCGGGCGGCGGATTCCACAGCGGGCCCGGTCGTCGGGTTTCCGTGCTAATGATCTGCGGGCCGCTCAGGCTGTCCAGCGGTGACGCGCCAGCAAAGCCGCGAGCGAAGTTCGTTGCGGCCTTGACGGTTCCGCCAATGGCGTCGCTCGTGTTCTTGATTCCGCCTTCGATAAGTCCAGCGCCAGTTTTCAGTGCGCCAAAGGCCGACTTTCCGGCTTCATATCCCGTCGGCAGCGTCGCGGCTCCTGTCGCGGCCTGCTTCACTGCGCTGGTGATCGGCATCGGGGTGTTCGCAACCGATGATGTGGCTGCTTTCGCCTGCGATGCGATGCTGTTCGGGTCCGCGGTGTCTGACCCGGGCGGCTTTACCGCTTGCGCGATCATGCTGCCCCCTCGGGTATTCATCGCCCCGGCACCCATCGCGCCAGCGGTCATCGCGAGACCGGAGGCACCACCAAGCCCGATGCTCGCGTTGGTCACGGCGTCCGTGAGCGGCGTGTCTGAAAATGCCCTGCGCTCCACTTTGCCGTTTGGCATCGTGACGGACGCGGATCGCCCGGCCGTGAGTGTGGGTGAGCCTTCGGGCCGGGCGTAGCCCAAGCTGCCATCCGGCATCCTCATCACGTTGAACGCATCTGACGGTGCTCCGGCTGCGGTGGCTTGAGCCTGATTCAGTGCCGTCGGAGGCGCATAGAAAGCCACCGGGCGCGGTGCCACAGCTGCGTCGGCATACGCCTGCGCTGCCCTGGACTGCATGTCGTAATTCACCGGGTTCGCCTTGCTCCATGCTGCGAAGCCTTCGGCTGAAGGCTTCTGTCCGCGCTGCAACGTGCCCGCGTAGGCGTCGGCCCTGTCCTGCTGCTGCCTCCGTTGGAACTCCCCGAGTGCATCCAAGTGAGCCATCCCGCTGCGCTCGCCGCTCGGCACTGAGACGAGTTGCCGCCCGGTTCCTCCGTAGCCCGCCCATCCGTACACCACGTCGGGCCGACCATCCGGCTTCGGGCCACTAAAGTCCCGGTTCAGCACACGCTGCCGCGCCGCCGTGTCATCGCGAAGCGTGTCGAGCGGGCCGGGTTGCTGGACGGCGCTCGCGCGTTCGTTCATCTGATCCGGGGTCAGGTTCTTCTTCGCGATGTCCTGCACTGCGCCCTGCGCGTTTAGCGCGTCCTCCATTCCTCCGCTGGTGCGCTTTTCCATCTCAGCGGCTGTCTTGGATTGCGGCGCGAGCGGAGCCCCCGCCTGTACACCGACCGCGGGCGCATTCTGCATCACGCGGCTCTGCGGGGCGGCGGGAGCCACTGCGGGCGCGGCCTGTCTTGCCTGCGGCGTGTACACTTCCGGCTTGAAGGCGCGCTGCGGGTTCTTCGCGTTGTATCGAGAAATGTAATCGGTCATCGCGGTGTTCCCGCTCATCTCGGGCGAGTTTTTGTAGGTGTCCCACGACGGCATCATGTTCCGCACGCTCAACTCTCCCGGCGTGCCCCGGATATGGGCGAGGAACGCGGCGCGCTCTGCTCGGGCGGCCGCCTCCATTGCGTCGCGATTCGAGGTGCGCGTGCGCCTCTTGTCTTCAGCTTCCTGCTCGGGATCGCGTCGGCCTGGATAGTGGTATGTAGGCGGCATGTTTCGCGCATCCTGCATCGGATCGGCGAGGTCAAGCGGAAAGTCTCACGAGAACATCGAAGACCTCTTTTTGTCGCCCGCGAACATCGAGCGCGGCGGGATCGGCTTGTACACGCCCGCGAAATTCAAACAGTAGAGCCCGATGCCGATCGCGGCCACGAAATCATCATGCTTGCTCGGCGCGGCCTGCGCTTTCCCTCGGTCGTCAATGACGAACGTGCGGAACTCTGCCACCGCCGGCCTGAACGCGCAGTCAAAAAGCCCCTCGCGGATTGCATCGGCGATTGCGCCCACCCACATGTCGCGCGTGGCTGAGTTCGTTTCCCATCCGGCGGTCGGGAGCATCTTGCCGGGGATGAACGAGTCCGGTTTCTGCCGCTGGTAGATGTTCCCGCCAAAATCACGCAGCTTCACGAGCACGCCGAGTCCGTTGCCAGTCTCCGGCACGATCATCACGCTGCCAAAGAAGTTCGCGAGCATCACCGCGCGCTCCGCGATGATCGAATCATCCCACCGACACCCGCTCGGCTCCACATGGATCGCCGCGACGACTGCGACCGGATGCAGCACGTTCTTCTCGCAAATGTAGGGCTGGCGAAGCACCACGCAGGCGTGCGCGTCGGGATTTTTCGCGCCATTGCTCTGTGATCCCTGGCATGGATCGATCGCGACGATGTAGGCACACCCGCGGATCGGTTTTTCCTTCAGCCAAAGCCATGCGTCCTCCTTCTGCGGCACGAAAATCACGTTCGCCTCGCTCCCGGTGAGGATTCCGCGCTCGGCAAGGTCGTGCTCGCGCTCGGCCATGATTTCCAGCCTCGTCACGCCGTCGTCGTCGAAGCGCGGGCGGCCTGACTGGAGGAAGCAGTTGTGAACGAGAATGCCGCCGGCTCCGAACACGGGGGCGGTTCCTTCAATTTGAATGTCCCACACGTCAGATTCACCGGCATACTCAACGCCAACGACGGTATCGGCCATTCCGATCTCGACCGGCTTCCGTCCGCGCCCGCAGTAGCGACTTGTCGCGCGCCGGGATTGCTTTCTGGCTGACACGAATCCGATTACCTCCATGAATCGGAGCGCGTCGTTCACCCAAAGCGCCAGTTCGCAGCCCGGATACTCCTTGCCGCCGGTCTTTTTGATGACGTGGTTGATGTTCGAGTGGATTCCGAACCCGAGAAGAAGAAGCTGAACCTGCTGGCAAAGCTCCGGGTCTTTCGCAAAGAACTTCACGCTGCGTCCGGTCTTGGAAACCCATCCGTCACTCTCGAACAGCCCGCGCAGGAACTCCCGCACCACAAAGCGCGGACTTCTCCAGATGCACTCCGGCACCGTGATTCTTCGCCGGTATGACTGAACGCCGCGATGGTCAACGTACGTGTCAATAACCCCAAGCCCGGTGAGTAGTTCGCTCAACTTGTTCCGGCTCAGTCTGACTTCGTGCGCGTTGGCGTGTTTGAATTGCCGGGTGGACGATTCACCCATCAGTTCATTCACGAGTGACGCAATATCCTCGCCAACATCCATGTCTTCATCGCAGCAACAGAATGAAATGCAGTCGCCGTGAAACGATCCATCCCCCATGAAGTAACCAAGCAATCTTCCCCATTTCTCAGTGATCGTAAGCGATACCTTCGTTCCCGCAAATCCATCCCAAGTTGCCTCATGAATCGTCTCTGAGAAGATCGGAGGTTGTAGCGCGATGGTCTGTCCGAGTGACTCGTGCGCCATGACGAAATCGCCATTCGGCATTGCGAGTCGGTGATCCGCCGTGCATGTAACCCTGTATCCAAGTTTGGTCGTCACCTCGATCGTCGCCCTCACGCCTTTGCGTTTTTTGGCAACAATGATGCCGTGGTCGCAGCGCGCTCCAATTCGGGCATCGCGGATCGGAATCAACCCGTCACTTGTTCCAATGCGAACGTCGCCGCCTATGCAGTCCCGATCGTTCTCCGGGTAATCCTGATCGAAGATCGATTCATCCCCGTCGCACTCGCTCGCGATCGTGTAGCGCCTCCACGCGATTTGTTCCGCGGTCCACCCGTAAAGCTGGCGTCCGCGCTTCTCCCGGTAGGAGTAGGTCGTGTGAAAGTGCTCCTCGTAGTGCGGCGCGCGCGGCAGCACGCCGTCGGCGAACTCGAACCACGCCGCGAAAATCTTGATCCAGCCGTTGCCGAACTTCCCGGCCTTCATGTCCTCCAGCGACACGGCACCCTGCCAATTGTTGTAGAAGAAGCCGTTCGCGCCTTCCGCCGTGGACTCCATCGCGGCCAGCGAGCGCGGCCCTTTCGAGAGCGACGCCAGCGACGCCGTGATAACTTTCACGTCCGTCCGAGATCCGGACTTCGGGTAGCGCGCGGCCTCAGTGTACCAAATCGCCTGGCGCGTGCCCGAGATGCCGGCTTTCGGGTCGTTGGCGGTGTCATACTCCCAAAGCCCCTTCGTGCCGTCGGCGTAGGTGAAGCTCGCCTTCTTTGTGTCGTAGGCGAACTTCGAGTCCCACGGAAACTTGTCGCGGATGCTGTATTCCGTGAAAATCTGCCACACCTTCATCACGCGGCTGCTCTCGTCCCCGATGATCAGCCCGTCGGTGTGGAAGCGGCGCGCATGGTGATAGAAAAGCTCGCCGAAGAACGTGCTCGATCCCTTTTGTCGCGGCTTGAGCGCCTGCAACCGTGGCGCGATGCCGTTCTCGATGCACCACTCATACGCCTCGTTGATCCGCATCTGGAGGATGTTCGGAACGGGCGTCACCATGTTGTGATCCTTGTCTTCGATCTCCACCATCGTCGCGAAGTGGACAATCGGGCTGCCTTGGATGAGCGCCACGGCCTCGTCGTTCGTGATCTGGCTCGTGTCCGGCGGCCGGTATTGCTGGCTGCGACGGTTCGGCCCCCGGTAGTTCACCGGCATAGACTCGATGCCGTGCCAGTTCTTGCGCAGGTAGGTCTCGATGCCCTCGCTCGGCTCCAGCTTCCCGTGCTGCGCCTCAAAAGCATCCATCGCGTCGTCGAGGCTCGTGTTCGGGATGATCTCCAAGACCTTCGCCATGAACAGCACGGCCAACATGGGCGCGCGGCTCCGGCCCTGGTCGCAGTGGATCGTGATCGGTCGATCGTCGAGCCAGTTGTCGCGCGCGAATCTCAGGAACGCTGTGAAGCTCTGCGTCTGGAAGTAGGCTGTCGTCGCGTCGATCAGGTTCAGGTAAAGATCGCCCTGCTCCACGAAACTGAGATACCGCTTGTCCGTTGGTGACAGCTTCCCCGCCTTCGCCTGGTGGCACGTTTTGCATCCATGCACGATGCACGCGGATTTCCCGGCGGAATGAAGGCGCGGCGCATTGCACGCGGCCCGGTCGCCGACGGATAGCTTGCCACTGATGAGTTCGCGGGTCACGGATGCTCTTCGATGAATTTTTGAATAAGCTCAGGTAGCGCGGCCCTAGCCTGCATGAGCTTGTCGAGTTGTGTGGATGAGGAATCCTGGGTCCAGCTAAATCCTACCCATTCCCGCTTTCCTTTGTGCAGGAACTCGCGACCGAGACACCAATCGGTTCCGTGATTCGTTCTTTCAAGCGTTTCATGATGAAGCAAATTAACCTCCCTTGCCTTACACAGCAAAAGCCGCGAAAGTGCTTCGCGAATGAGCGCGGCGATAAAGACGGCGTTGTTATTCACTTCATCGTTCAAAAGAAGCTCGGCGATTTCAACGTCGGATTTTTCTGTGAGTACGGTTTTCATGTTTGGGATTAAAGCGCTGTAATTATGGTGAGTTTATTCGTTGTGGTTTAGAGTCCAATCGCGATCCAGAGATAGGAGCGCCACAGTCGGCGCAGATAGTGCGCGGAGTCAGGATGCTCGAAGCCGTGGAGCTTCAGCCAGCCGAGCGCGATCGTGCTCGCTTCCCACTCCATGAGCATCACTGCGGCCACGCGCCCCAGTGCCACGCACGCCGCGAAGATCGCCACCGGCCACGGATGCCACTTCATCGCCACCGCCGCGAGCGTCGCGGAAAAAAGCCCGAGCGGAACAAGCGGCGACTGCACCGGCCACGATTGCCACACACGGAAGCTGATCCCGTGAAGCCGGACGTGCTGAACCGCGTGCGCCGCCTCATGCGCGGCGCAAGCAAGGGCGCGCATGTCCTCTCCGCGCGCCGTGCGCGGGCTCAGATGCACACGCCGGATGCGCGGCTCATACCAGTCACACGTTCCGACCCCGGCGGTGACTCCGGGCAGAAGGCGAATCATGCGTTGCGCGATTTTGAGTCCGGTCATGGTTCGGATTTTTCCGGCGGCGGCGTCCATCCGAGCGCGACGAGCGCGGCACGGATCGCTCGGTCCTCAGTGTCGAGAAACTTGCGCGTCAGCGTGGCTGAAAAGCCTGCCGCAGCACCAAGGCTGTTCTCGATGTCGAGCGTGATCGTTTTCCCGGCGATGGATGGCGTGACCTTGAAAAGAACGCGGCTTCCTTGCTTTGCGTCGGTTATGCCATGCAGCTCCACTGTTGGCACTGGCTCCTGTTCGTGCTGGTTCTTAACATCCCTGGCGAGCCGCATGGCTTCGTTCACAAGAATGTAGTTCGTCATGCTTGGCTCCATGATGATTGTCAGTTGTCCCAATTCAGCCGGCGCGTGCTCGGCGCTTCGACCATCTCCCACCGCACCGACACGATCTTGCCGTCCTGCTTCGCGATGAGCGCGCGATACTCGGGAATGCCATCGCCATTCTCCAACGCGGCGAACTGCTCGCACAGCGCCACGTAGTGAATGATGCCGTCGCGCGTCACGGCCTCGAGCACGACGATCCCGCTCATCACCGCGCGCGCATCCTCCACGCTCGAGTTGATGACTTCGACCGAGGCGACAAATCGCCCCATCTTCCGCGCTTCGTCGTGGTTCTGGCCCTCTGTTTCAATCGGTTGGAGTCGGTTCATGGTTCGGATTTCAAAATTCACTCCCCGGCGGAGGGTTGGGTGTCGCAATGGGCTTCGGCGCTTCAATCTCGATCGCCTGCGCTTGCTTCGGCTGGCTCGTCGGACTCAGCCGACGCACCACGTCCGCAATCGCCGCCGGATCCGTGATGACAATGTTGGTCGTGGTCCCGGCCTCCTTCGGCTGCTCCGGCTTGAACTCCTCCCGCATCCCTTTCAGCAGAACTTCCATGAGCTTGTCCGAATACTCCCGCTCGTAGCCCACCAGGTTCCCAAGTTGGAACACCGGCTTCACCACCCCGTGCACGGCCCGGTTGTAGGCCGACGCGAGCAGCGTGTCCTTCGCGTCACTCGTCGCTTCCCGCTCCAAATCCGAAAACCCAGGCACGCGCCGCCAATATGCCAGCTTCACGCCACTGACACCCGCCGCCTTCCGCGCCATCGCAGGCGCCGGGCACGCACGCAACGCCCCGAGATACTTCATGATCTCCGGCGGCAGCCGGCGCAGCAACGCCGCCGACTTGCTCCGCGGCTCCTTCGGCTCCGCCACCGGATGCAACTCCACTTCCTCATCCACCTCGCCCGGCATCAGCGGTTCCGTTTCCATCGGCTCCGGCTCCCGCGTTTTCTGCACCATGTCGTCAATCCAAGACTGCCCGGGCACTTCCGGCGGCGGCTCCACGTTCGCGTATTCGTCCTCCTCGCGCTGCCTCGATCGCGGGCGTCCGCTCATGCGTTCCCCTTTGCGGCTTCGTCGAGTTCGGTAAGGAGTGCGTCCCGCTCGGATTTGAAATCCATCGCAATCCGCGCCTGGTGCTCCATCTCCTGCTGACAGCGCCCCGCCCACTCGCGGATTTTCTCCCGCTCGGCGCGGGCTGCGTTGCGCTCGCGCTCCAGCCGCTCGCAGAAGGCCACGATTTGCGCGTCCTCGGGCACATTGTCCGTGAACATTGCGTCCGTCTCAGGTGTGGGCGCGGGCATATTCATTCCTTCACAGCCTCCACTCGGCACGCGAAAAACGCCCCGATCGTGCTTTTTTTCCCACGGCGAACAATCGCCTTCTTCCCGCACCTCGGGCACTCAAACCGAAACGCCCGATACTCGTGCATCACCCTCGCCACACGGTCGCTCGCGATCATCGAGTAGTTGCACCGCTCCGTCGGGCACTTGATCTCAGGGTTCGTCGGCGACGGCGGCACCACCGGCAACGTCCCCTTGTCCAGCCCCTTTGGCGTCCCCTGAAAGCACTTCCGATACCGCCAAATCTGGTTGAACGGCACCCCTCTGTGCATCTTCTTCTTCCGCGCTTCCCACCCTTTTTTCCCCATCTCAGACATGTGCGCCTTCGAGTGCGACTTTCCACCCTTCACGCGCCACTCCCGCGCACGCTGAACGTGGTCCGCAATCAGCGGCACTTTCACGGTCTGAGGCTCAGGCTTTGGCTCGGGCATGGCTCGGTTGTCCGCAAATTAACGGCTTTCGTCAAGCTGTTTTTATGGCGGAAAATTCGCCTCCCCCTGTTGGGCCTTCGACACGGGCCGTTTTTCTGGAAATTTTTGGGCGAAAAAGATGAGGGAATTTCGCGTTCATGTTTCAGAGGAAAAGGGGGCTTCGACACGGGAGATTTTTGCGAGTGGGAGAGGGGCAGTTAAGTGAACCCGAGATCGCCCGTGGGCGGGAGCGGGCGGCATGGAACGTCTGCCCATCCGCCCCGGCCGGCACCGTGGGCCGTGGTCGCCGACGCAATCGCGAACATGCTGAGCGGATGCCGAGGTCGGATTGGAAACCGAGGCAGGCGGACGGTGTGCAGCTCGGCGGTCGAGGCCGCGGTCGTCGGTCGGTGGTTTTCGCTTTTCGGTTTCAATTTGATTTTTTGTCTATTGTGGGATGTTATCACTTTTGCTAAGTCGCTGATTCCGAGACGCTTACGGCATTCGCTCTAATTTCCATAACTTCCGGCGGTCTTTCCGTTATGGTAATTACAGCATTCCGGTCGCGATTCGCTCGAGCACCGGATCCGGCTCGGCTGGCATCGTGGACGAGCATCGAGACCGCGGTCAAGCTCCGGCTTCCGTGTGACTACCCGTGACCACGCTCCGGCACCTGGCCTTCCGCCGACCCGATGTTCGCCGTCCATGCCCACGCCCGCGCCTCGCGCGCAGGCTTGGCCCCCCGTGTGGAGTTTTCGATTTCCCGATCACGGTCTGCCTGTTGTTTTTTGGGCTTTTCACGCTTCTTCCGTAATAAAGGTGCGCGAACCTTCTGGCCTGTATCGCAGCTCGGGGGTCGAGGTGCGATATTGGCGCCCCGTCATCGCCCCGTCATCATTTTGTTGGCGTCAACAAAATGGTCCGGCCGCGGCCCGAACCCGCAAAAAGCCCCGAAACGCCCAATTCCGGCCAGATCGCCAAAAATCCGACGCGCTGTACGCCCCGCCACGGGCTTTTTATTCGTCGCCCGCTGTCCTGCCCTTGGTGGAATACCGAACGCGGCAGGGCGGCGGCAAGGCTCGCGAAGGCGTGCGCGGTCTGGTGGAATCCGATCCCCGGCTTGTCCCAGCCCCTGCTTTCCGGCGTGCAGGTTTTGAGCGTCTGATTTCTCCTCGAATCGGCGGGACGGATTTAGGGACGGTTTTGTTTTTGAGTTTTTCCGAGACCCCAAAAAAATGCGCCGCTCACTGGAGGGACGATTGGAGGGATGGTTGGTTGTTTCCCTCTTAGGAAACAACAACCTATTATCCCTCCATTCATCCCACCGTGTGAGCCCCCCGCGGGACGGTTTATGATTCATCCTTAAATTCATCCCGAATCGTCCCTTCTAACATACCTTAACCTTTTGACTGAGGCAGCAAAAAGCCCGGCGTGCTGCGTGCAGGCCGGGCTTGCTTGGAGCGGCTAGCTTACGGTGTCGGCGGTGCCGTTGGTGCGGCTGAGAGCATTCCATCCGCGTCCTTGACGAGCCATCCGGCCGCGTGCAGGGCTCGGATGTAGCGTCGCATGGTGTCGGCTTTCCCGTCGCCCGAGTGGATCACGAACGAGCGAACGAGGTCCGCGAAGGTCCACGCTGGCACCTTGCTCGCCTTCCTCCATCGCTGGCACACGACGAGTGCCGCGGCCATGCGGTCGTTGGTGCGGACTCGCGGGACGGGAGACAGAGCCGGTGTCGTGCTGCGCTGCGCGGGCTTCGCCGCGCGCTGCTTGGGCTTTCGCCGCGCCTTGGTGGTCTGCCCTCGCTTCCTGAGGAGCTCGCATATCTGGTCGAGGCGCCGTGTGTCCTCAGTGCCTCGCCAGAGTTTCCCCGAAGTGAACTCCACGACGCCTTTGCCCTTCGTCGAGGAGCAAATCTTGCGCGACTCCTCCATGCTCAGTTTCGGGAACCGCTCGAGCACCCATGCGATCACGTCGCTTTGCTCCGGCGTCCACGGTCGCCCTCGGTCTCGCCAGTGCGTCAGCTCCGGCATGTCCGACATTGCGCGGTAAATCGGCTCCCGCCGGAAAAATGTGTCAGCGTGTCGGCTCATTGGCTGTTTCCTTCTTTTTTTGCGCTCGGCGTTGAGTTGTGTCCGCACTACGATTTCACGGGTTCAATTCCGAGTTCACGAAGCTCGATTGCGCCAAGGGCCATTTGCAGGGCCGTGTGTCGCTTGATCACCTCGGCGCGCTGCGGGCTGTTGTAACCGTGGTGAATCTCGGCGTAACGAATGTCAAACTTCACCTTGGTGATTTCCTTCCGAAGCTGCGCCTTTGTCAGTGGAGCGACGCTCACTTGTCCCCCTTTCCGGCGAGGGCGGTGTGGGCTGCGCGCAAGCGGGCAATCTCGGCGGATGGATCGGGAATGTCGCTTAGGACCTTCTCGGCGCGGAAACGAACATACGCGCGAAACTGTGCATCATCCAGATCGCCGTCGCACTGCGTGACGATTTCCCGCGCGAAGCGGTGAAGCGTCAACGGCTCCGGCGCGGGCCGCTCCACGATAGCGACCGCATCACCGCGCTCGATCGCGGCGGTGACGCGATGGCGGAGGCGGTTCAATGGGTGCCCTGCATCGCGGGCCGCGCTGGTGTTGGTGTTGGTCTTGTTCATGCCGCACTCTTTCACAATATGGAAACGATCGCAAGAACGATTTTCACTTTTTATTTTCGCCCTTCACCAACGAGGCCGCGAGCCGCTCCAGCTTCGCCCGCGGCATCGCGCTCAACTGCTGCTGGAGCGAGGGCACCGCGGGCTTCGCTCCGCGCAGTCTGCCGAGTGCCGCTTCTTGTGTGAGCGAAAGCGCGCTCGCCCCTTTCTCCCACTTGCAAATCGTGTGAAGCGACACGTCCAACAGCCTGGCGCACTCGGTCTGTGTGAGGCCCGCGCGGAGGCGCTCGGTCTTCAGCTTGTGCGCGAACGGAGCCGGATCGGGTCGTGGTCCATGATCGACTCCGAAGCCCATATCCTTTTCCGTCTTCGCCTGCTCATCGGGTGACAGGTCTCGGTAGTTGATCATTTTTTTCGCTGGTTGCTTTTTCTTTTTCATCGCTCCACGCTTTCACAAATTCGCAACGCTGGCAAGTGCTCGTTTCGCTTTTCGTAAATCTTTTTTTCATAGGTAAAATTGCACTTTACGAAAATAATTCTTGCGCGGTTTTCACTTTGTTGCATACTCCCATCCATGCACACCACCGCCAACCCCCGCCCGCCCATCATGATCAGCCGCATCGATCGCAGCGCATCGGTCGCCCTCACTCAGTCCGTCGGCGAATGCGTCGCGGCCACTCACGGCCTGCACACCGTTCTCCGCGGTGCGTCCCACTGCTGCAAGTGCGGCGCCCGCTAACTCTCTCAACCAAACCCAAACCATGAAAACCACACAAGCCCCCGCATCCAATTACATCGCCCGCTATGCCCGCTCCATCGAGTGCGGCTGGCTCGGCAAAGTGATCGCCGTTGAAGACCACGACGGCGAAACCATGCTCAAGATGATCGGCGTCAATTCGCTGTATCGCACCATGAAGGGCGGCCACATCGAGGACGCGCTCGATCACGACGACACCCAATGGTTCGCCCCGGCGGATGTGCGTTTCATCGCACTGGTCGGCTAACTCTCAACCAACTCCACCATGAAAAACACCACCACCACCACCGTCGCGACGCAGACGGCGCACACGCCCGGACATTGGGTGATTGACGGCGACACCATCCAAGGAGCGCCGGAACTGACCGGGGAACAACCTCATGCAGTGGAGGCCACTTGCGTCGCGGTCGTGCTCTCAAGGGAGCGCGGATCGTATCGGCATTACCCGACGGAACGCGCCGCCGCCAACGCCCGCCTGATCGCCGCCGCGCCTGACCTGCTCGTTGCGCTGGAGCGACTGGCAAACGCCGTCGACGTTCATTGCCGCGCCATCACCACCGCAGCACTTATCGAACTGGACGACGCGATGATCAACGCCCGCGCCGCCATTTCCAAAGCGACAGGAGGTGCCAAGTGAACATCTGGCTCTTAATGAGGGCATTCGAGCGGGCTGGATTCCGATACTATGAGTTCGGGAAACTGAAGCGCGGTCGCAAGGTCGTCGGTGACTACTACAAGGGGGATCCGCTGAGCGATGATGCAAAGCGGATCCTCAAGGCGGAAATCCCCGCGGTCGAGTTCCTAGGTGCCGCGCCGATGTATGCGCCGGAAATGCGAGCGGGGCTTGTCGTGATTCCTCGCGGGAAAGCGAAAGGAGGTGCCAAGTGAGTGCGTCATGCGTCGAATCAATGCGGGATTGGGAGCGCCGGCTGGCCAGTGAGGCATTTGCCAAGGGTGCCCACATTCCTTACGAATGGAACGTGGAATATGATGACGGCGGTGATGGCTGTATGCCGGCTGGCTGGTATCTGATCGGATTGTGCCGGAACGGGTGGCCGATTGATTTCCCGGTGCGGCACGAATACGGTCCATTTGATTCGGAAAACGAGGCGCGGGGATACATCGCGGAACTCCGCCGCTAGCCTCTCCGCTGCGCGCCTCGCCATGTGTGGGGCGCGCAAGCGGGGAGGCAGTCCGCCGAACCGACCAACCACACAAAAACCAAACCACATGACCACTACTGAATCATCCGCCCCCATGACCCACAACGAAGCACTCGCGAAAGCCGCAAAGTTGCTCCGCCTCGCTCAGTCCGCAAACCCGCACGAAGCCGCGCTGGCCGCTGCCAAGGCACAAGACATCATGGACCGCTTCAAACTCTCCGGCGCCGACATCGCGCTGGACGGGAGCAAGCCCGTCGAGAACGTGATCCACTGCCCGCAGGATCCGCTTGATCGCGACGGCTCCGCCCGCTGGAAGGGCCAACTCGGAATGGTGATCGCCAAGCTTAACCAGTGCAAACTCTACGCAGGGCCGGACGGGTATTGCCTGATCGGTCGCCCGAGCGACATGAACGCCGTGCGCTACCTCTATGCATGGCTCACCAAGGAGATTGATCGCCTCGCCGCGAAAGGATGCGCGGGTTGCGGCCGCACCTACTGGAACAACTTCCGACTCGGTGCCGTGGAAACCGTGACCGCCCGCCTCTCCGCCGCCGCCCGCGAAACGGTCGCCTCGGTGAAGGTCGAAGCAGCCGCGGCCAGCACCGCCGCCGGAAACACGCTGGCGCTTGCGCTCGTCGAAAAGAGCCTCGCGACGATTGAAAAGCAGACGCAGGAGGTCGAGGACTACGGGAAGAAGGTTCTCCGCCTCCGATCCCGCTCGCGCTCCGGCTCGCGCTTTGACTCGAACGCCCGCGCGCAGGGTCGCATCGCCGGCGGACAGATCAGCATCGGCGCCCGCGGTGCCCTCGGCTCATCGCTCCGCCTATCCTAAAGGACGAAACGCCGAAAGGCGTCCGCGGGTAATGCCCCGCGCTGACGAGTCCCAAACCACCCACAAACCGAACCATGAACAAACCGCACGACACCGACCTATGGCAGAAAGCCGCACAGCTCGCGGAACTGCTCCAACAGCCGGGGATCTCTCCGACCGAGACGATCCTTGGATTCCTCGAAGCACTCACTGAACCCAAACCCGAAACCACCACCAAATGAACGCCCACACACTGAACACCCTCACCCTCGCCACAGCCTCGGCCAACGGCATCACGTTCGCCGAAGCGCGCCGGGAACTCGGACGCCGCGGAAATATCGTGCGCGCGAAAAATCGCAAGCGCACAGAGTTGGATCGCATCCGCGCGGAACACGCCCGCGCGCTCGCCGATCGGATCTCGCCGTAGCACTGAACCGCGCCCGTCCAAAGCCCGCGCTCCTCGTCACTGAGGGCGCGGGCTTTTTCGTGTTCACTCCCGCCGGACGATCATGCCCATCTTCGCGTAATGATCCAGCTCGGCCTTGTATTCCAGCGCCTTCATCGCGTTGTGCTCACGCTCGGCTCCGTAGATCGCCAGTCGGCGCCGCGCCTCGTCCAGCTCGGCCTTGAGCGTGCAGTTCTCGCTTTCCAACTCGCGCGCCAGATTCACCCACTCCTCGGGTGCGTTGCCGAGATTGACGCCCACCTGCCCATCCCGCCGGCGGATCCGCTCGAGCAATTCCGATGTGCGCGGGTGCGCGCTCACTGCTTCGCCTCCGAGAAGGTGAAGTCCACCGAGAAGTCCACGCCCTCGCCCGCATCCTCATCCACGGTGAAGCCACGCCGCCGGATGATCCGCGCCAGCTCGCGCGCGTCGTCGAGCGTGATCTTGTCGGTTCCAGCAAAGCAGCCTGGCAGCGCGTCGAGCACGATGTAGCCGCCCCTCCAATCGGTGCCGGTTACCGCGGTGATGTGCTTGTCGGTCGCGTTTTTGAAGGTGATCACGGCTCGATCCTCCCGTCCTGGATGATCACCGTACACTCGTCGCCCTTGGAAACGCGCTCGATCCACACTTGGGCCTCCGCGCTCTCCGCCATTTCGCGCATCATGGCGAGGCTGGCAGGGTCGAGGAGACTGCCATCGCGCACAAGCAGCACGCGCAGCCGGGGGTTGCTCGCCAGCCCGATGCCCACGGACACACGAAGCTGCTCCGCGCTCGAAGCCTGCGCGAACGGAAGCCCGTTGAACAGGATCCCGTCGTCACCGAGCGCCAGCCCCTTCACCGGATACGTCGCGCCGTCGAGCTTCGCCCGCTTCTTCGCGTCAATTTCCGCCAGCTTCGCCGTCAGCGACTCGGCCTTGTCGCGCAGCGCGGTCAGCACCGCGTTCGCCTCCTCTGCCTGCTGGTTCTCGCGCAGCTTTTGGTTCAGCGCGCCCACCTGGTCCAGCTTCGCGGTCAGCGCCGCCGTGTCGGTCTCCTGCATCTCCGCGGCCTTGATCCGCATCTCGCTCAGATCGCTTGCGAGCAGCTTTTCGCCCCGTTCCATGTCGGCGAGCCGCGTTTTTTCCGCGTTGAGCGCGGCATCCATCCGGGCGATCTCCGCCTTCTGCTTCGCGATCCGATCGGCCTGCGCGGCGTGCTCGCTCGCCTTTTCCTTGCCGGCCGCAATGAAAGCAGTGCGCGCCGCGTTCGCTGCGTTCGCCGCCTTCAGCTCCTCGGTGATTGCCGCCGCGCTCACCGGCTCCGCGGGTGCGTCGTCATGGTGCGGCATCCCGGCGATCAGCGCCTCCTTGTCCTTCACCGCGCGATTGACTCCCGTGCGCTCCTCAAACGTCGCCGCGCGCGCTGAGTCGAGCAGTGCCGTGGAGATCCCGCACAGCTCGCGCAGCGTCGTGAGCTGGTCCGCCGGCTTCTGCCGAGTGAAAGCGAGCGGATCGAAGCTGATCTTACCGAGCATCGCGTCGAGCATCGCCTGCGGGCTGGAGAATTTCACGCCCTCCGCCGTGGTGACAGTCAGCGTGCCGCCTCCGGCCTGAGTGAAGGTGCGAGTGACGATGATCTCGCCAAGGTCGAGCACCACCTTTCCTTTCGCCGCATCGCCGTGCACGGGCCGCGTGGTGTTTTTCCCAGTGGCGCCGCCGAGGCCTTCGAGGGCGAGCGTGATGGCATCGAGCACGGAGCTTTTGCCTTGGGCATTATCGCCGCCGATGACGACGGTGGACCCGTCCGGCGTGATCTGCACGGCGGACAGGCGTTTTACGTTCTCGATCTCAAGTGAGACGATGTGGAGCGGGGTGTTGTTTGGTGTGGTCATGTTGTTGGTTCAGTTGTTGGTTCTGCGGAATCTTTTGCGGCCTGCGCGTCGAGGTAATCGTCGCCGAGCTTCGTGGTGATCCAGTTGGATGAACCGGAATCCTTCACGATGTAACCGTCGTCCTTCAGCTTGTAGAAATACTTCTTCGCCGTGTCCTCCTTCAGCGGGTTGCCGAGACCGTCGAACATCGTCGCCACCGCCTTCCGCGTCGCGTCGTACATCCGCACGGCGCGCGGGACCTCGGTGTAGCAGAGTCGCAGCAGTTCGAGCGCGGGCAAAAGCCGGTCGTTCTTCCGAAGGTTGCGCCCGCCCTCCCATCGGTCGCCGCCCTTCTCCTTCTCCCCCTTCTTCCCCGGCGGCATCTTCAGCGCCGCGGGATCCAGCCCCGAGTCATCACGCGAGAAAAGCGGATACTGCCAGCCGACGACGAAAGGATCGATCGGCTTGTAGTTGCGAAGCGTCGCCTCCACGGTGAAAGCGTTCTCCACTTCGTGCCCGGTCATCGTCAGGATCGCGTCAGGATCGCGGGCGAACACGCCGGAGCCGCCGATGCGGTCAATGCTCTCCTTCGCCGACTGGTTCCCCTTGGAGTAATGCGCGCCGAAGACGATCGCCGCGCCGGTCTCCACGCTCACGCGCTCAAGGTGCGCCATGATCGTGCCTACGTCACCCGCCTTGTTCTCGTCCTTGCCAGCCATGAGCTTGTACACCGGATCGAAGATGATCATGGCGAATGGCTCCAAATCGAGGATGTAGGCGATCAGGTCTTTTGCCAGGTCTTCCACTGTCTCGATCGAACCGCGGAGCGAGATGCTTTGGAAATATCCCGGCATCACCGTCGTCTCCCTCGCCTGCGTGATGTCGAACACGCGCGCCTCGAGGAACGGCTGCTGGATCTCGAAGTTGAGGTAGAGCACGCGCCCTTGATTGCAATCGAAGCCCCACCACTTGCCGCCGGTCGCCACAGCAACAGCGAGATCGAGCAGGGAAAACGATTTCCGCCCCTTGCTCGTCCCGCCGATCACCATCTTCGATCCGCGGTGGAGGATGCCCTTGATCACCTCCGGCGGAACCGGCGAACGATTCTCGGGCCGGATGGCGAAAGCCATGTCCCGCATCGGCGGCAGCTTCGTCGTGCGCGCTGGCACAGCTTGGGAGATCGCCTCAAAAAGCTGGATCGCGCCAGCCTCTCGGTCCTTGTTCAGCCAGTCGTTCGGATCCTCGTATTCTTTCGGCGTCGCCACGCGCCTGCACGGCACACTTCCAGCGAGCGACACGATGCTTTTCACCCACTCCTCCGCCGGAATCTTCCCCGCCTCGGTCGGCTGGTCGTTCTGCGGCCACAAAATGAGCGCGCGCCCCTCGGTGATGTAGCGGGCGAGGATCGCCGCGTTCGACGCCCCGCGCGTGATGAAAAACGCAATCGGCGGCCATTCAGCCTCGCCGCGGTGCAGCCCGAGCCGGTCGATCACCGCGAAGGCATCCCACTGGGACTCGAACGTGTAGAGTTTCGATGCTTTGGCGATGTCCCCGATGATGAGCGGCCGCGTCCCGGGCGATTGCTCGCCGTGGTAGCGATACTGCCACTTTGGCGGCGGCGGATCGATCGGGTTACCCGCGGCGTCCTTCTGGCGATTGCGGACGTGCGCCGCGATCACCGCGCCGCTCTCGTCATGCACCGGCAGCGCGAGTGCCAGTCCGTGCCGAGTCTCATGCAGGCCGATGAGACCTTGCGCCACAAGCCAGCCGCCGAACTCCAGCGAAAAGCCGCGTTGCTCGCAGAGTTGCGCCAGTGCCTTGCTCGTCATGGCCTCCACGCACTTCTGCCATTCGTCGGCGTAGCTTGGCATCGCCGGGAGCGCCGCGGGCTTCACCCTCGGCGTCGGACGCGGCGGGGGTGAAGCCACGCGCGGGCGGGCGGGCGCCGGATGGCTCCCATTGGTCGCCGCGGGCGCCGTCGTGCCGTCCTTCTGCCGCTTCTCAAATTGCCCGCCGAGCCACGACGCGCACTCTTCGCCCGCCTTCGCCACCCATCCGTCGCCGCCGTGGTAGCCGTGCCGCATCGCCCAGAGGTCGAGCAAGGTGCCGGTCTCCCCCGTGCTCCAGTCCTTCCACACGCCAGCCTTCAAGCCGCTCGTGCAGATCGAAAGCGACGATCCCGGCGATCCGCTCACGTCGCCGATCTGCCACTCTCTGCCGGCCATCTTGCCGGTGGGAAAAAGGAAGGTTGCGAGTTCTGCCGCGCGCTCGCGCAGGGATTCTTTGATTTCGTCGAGGTTCATGCTTCGGATTTCTGGCTGCGGTGGATTGCGTGGTTACTCATGCTTTTGGGGTTCTCTCGGTCATCGCGGCACACGCCGCGAATCCCTGCTCGAAGCCCTGCGTCGCCGCCAGCTTCAGTGACAGGAGCGCTACGGGCTCCTGAGAATCAAGAAGCGGCAGCGCGCCGCCGTCCCGCAGCACGGCGCACAGCCTCGTTGCCGTTTCGGTCGCGATCTGGTTCGCGACGGCGTGGATCTCGGCCTCGCTCATTTTGCCCCCTTCGGCTTCAGCGCGCGAATGTCGAAACCGCCCACCTTCAGCGAATGCCGCGACGGGTTCCGGTCGAGCAGGTTCAGCCGGTGCCGCCAGATCACCAGTGCGCTCGGGAATTTCGCCCCTGCCTCCGCGCCGACAAATTGCACGCGCCCGCGGATGAATCGGATCTCGTCCGCGGTTCGGAGCACGGTATCCTGCCACGCCTTCGTGTCCGTGCGCGCCGGCACGAGCGCCACGATCACCTTCGCGCCCTTGCGCGACTCGTCCGCGCACTTCCTCATCCAGTCGTTCATCTCGGAATAGGGCGGATTCACGTACACGCTCCGGCCATGCCATGACTGCGCCAGCCCGTCGTCCGCCTCGGTGAAGAACAGATCGCACTTCGCCGTGTGCGCGTAGCAGCACGGGTCCAGCCCGAAATCAAACTCATCATCGAGCGCGTCGAACAACCACTGCGGGGTCGCCCAGTCGTCTTTTTTTCCGCCAAAAAGATCGCTCATACCTCGTCCTCCTCGCGCAGCTCGCGGTGCATCGCCATTTCGTCAGCGATGAATTTCGCCGCTTCCTTCACCTTCAAAGGCGGGTTGGCGTTGTGGATGAAATCGAGCAGGTGGTTCATGTGGATCGCGGTCTGTTTCTGGATCGGCTCGTCGTACGAGTATTCCTTGTAGGTTGGCAGGTTCATTTTGTGGTTTTGGAAAATCGTTGGTCGAGCCACGCCTTCGCGCCGGCGAAAGTCTCCGTCTCAGGGTTCGGGTGCTTCATCCTCGTCATCAGCCGCACCTGCGCCACGGTCGCGAGTCCCTGCTTCCGGCGGGAAAAGAACACGTCTAGCAGCGCCGATGCGTGCCCGCGGCCCCGGACGCTCCCGGCGTCGAAGCCGAAGCGCACCAGCATTTCCGCCTGCTTTGGCGAGATCGGCGATTCGTGCCACCGCATCGTCGGTTCAAAATCCGCAATGTTCGGCGCGTGCGCGAGCACCGCCCACTCCTCCACGCTGATCGTCTTCGTCTTTCGCTTCTCCATGCGCGCCAGCTTCTCGGCGAGTGATTTTTCCCGGTCATGCTCCGCGTCGGCGAGCATGTTCAGAAGATCGAGTTCCTCCTGCTTCGCCGCCACGCGCTCGCTCATGCTCCTGCGGTCCTCGTCTCGTCCGGTCACAAGGTTCGCCGGTCGCACCAGGTTCATGTCCTCGTGGAGCCAAAGCGGATCCAACAACAGCAGGTTGCGCTTCCGCGATCCGTGCGTGCATCGTTCGGTGCATCCCCACGGGCAATAGACTCGCGTGCCGCGCCCCACCATTTGCGAGAAAAGAATCTCCGAGCGCGTCGGTCGCAGGATCATCATCGCCGAGATCGCCGGGTCGTCATAGCCCTCGGTCAGCAACATCGAGTTCGCGAGGATCTGAAAGTCCGTGCCGTGCGCGGAAAGGATGTCTGCCCGTTCCTCGCTCACGCCGCTCACGCCCGCGGCCTTCAGTCCCGCCGCATTGCACAGCGCCACGAACCGCTCCACCGTCTTGATGAGCGGCAGAAAAACGAGCGTCTTACGGTCGCCAATCTCCGCGCCGAGCCGCGCAACGATGCTCTCAAGGTAAGGATCGAGGGCGTGATCCACCTGCTCCTGATCGTAGTCGCCATTCTTGACCGCAAACGAGATCGGTTCCGCGCCCCCGCCGATGAGCGGGAAGCTCTTGACGCTGATCGGGGATAGGTAGCCCGCGCGGATCAACTCAATCAGCCCGACCTCGAAAGCGATCGTCTCGAAGAAATTCCCGAGCGCCTTCTTGCCCTTCGTTCCCGGCGTTGCAGTCACGCCCAAGACTTTCGCGCCGCCGCCGAGGAAATACTGGAGCGCCGGCTGGTAGCTGTCCGCCAGTGCGTGATGGCATTCATCCACGATGATCCGCGTGAAATGGTTCGCCGGGAACCGCTCGAAGCGTCGGCAGAGTGTCTGAATGCTCGCGACCACCACGCGGGCGTCGAGGCTTGCGCGCGCATCCGCGCGCTCCAGTTCGGAGTTGATACCCGTCGCGCGCATGAGTTTCTGCGCCGCCTGAGTCAGCAGTTCCTCGCGGTGCGCGATGATGAGCACGCGGTTCGTGTCCGATTCCGCAAGGTGCCGCTGCGTGAACATCGAGAACACGATCGTCTTTCCGGCCCCGGTCGCAGCCACGCCGAGCACTTTGGAAAACTCGCGAAATGCCTGCTCTACGCTCTCGACGGAGGCGGATTGGTAAGGGCGGGCGATCATTGGTTCACGGTCGCGTAGTTGTAGTGCTTGCGCCGAATCGCGATTTGTAGCTGTTCGATCAGTTCTGTCTTTTTCATGATATGCGGATTTTTTTCTGCGGAATCATCTGTTCGGCGAAGGCACGTAGCGCACCAGTTTCTCCGGCGCGCCTAGAGCGTCGAGGTATGCCGCCGCCATGTTGTAGGCCCACACCTGAGCCGCTATCATGTCCTCGGCTGCATCTGGCATCGCGTGTTTCAGCACGTCGAGGCGGGTTGCTTCGGCTCGTAGTAGCTTCGACGCGGGAATCGCCGAACCATGCGCTGCACTCGAACGCGCCTTCTTCGTGTTTTTGACGGTTTTCTTTTTCATAAAGTCAGTGTGTTTGCGAGGCGCTATCTCGGCGCGTCGGTGAGCTTTTCGTTAGCCCTTTTCATTGCGCTGTCTCCACGCCGAAGTGACGGACGCCGTTCTTGCCTTGGTTCACTGACCAGTCCGTGCGCCCACGCGCATCGGTGTAGTAGATGCTTCTACCCGAGTCCGTGAAGCGATAGACCTTCACGCCGTCCTTCTCGAATAGGAGTTCAACGGTGATTTCAGGATTGTTCGTTCCGGCCTTGCTGATTGGGTCTTTCGAGCAAGCGCCAAGGGCTAACAAGGCGCTGCAGAGAACCGCGAGCTTGGCGGTTTGGATTCGGTGTTTCATGGTATTTTGGATGCCGGTATTGTTTCAGATGCCCCGCTCCCGGCTCGCGGTCTCTGAGCTTGATTGTTCCCCGACTCAGAGTGCCGAGGGTCGGCGCTACCCTTCGGAAGCCCCACACGCATTCCTCGAAAGCGGACGCTGGCGGTTGCACGAGTCATACGCCGCAAAGCCCCGTGCAGTCGTTTCCGAACATCTCGCCCTGTCCGCGTTCGATGTCCGTCGTCAAATCAACTTCGTCCAATGGCTTGAGCGACGAATGCAAGAACGGGATGCCGCCCATGTTGTCGCTCGCGGCTTTCGTGCGTTGCAAGTCCCGCTCGAATTGCACAGCGCGCGCAAATTCTTCCGGCTCCGAGTCGCGCAAGCGCCGCCATTCGGCGTCGCTGTGAAACGGGCAATAGACGCACGCGGAGCGCGGCGGAGCGGGGTATCCCTTCGCCGCCATCCAGCGCAGGCAGTCGTGGCGCTTCATTCCCGCGTCTATCAGCGGCCAGCGATGTTCAGACCACGGTTTGCGCGAGGGCTTCATTCGGTGCGCTTCGTCGAGGCTGATTCCGATCCATTGCACCACGCCCACGGTCTTTTGCCCGCGCTTGATTCCGGCGAGTTTTCGAGCGGCCTTCTCCAACTGGCAGACCTTGTAATCCCATGTGCAGGCACGCCCCATGATTCCGCGCGTGCCGTTCCGGTTTTTCACGAAGGCCGGGATGAGGCTTTTCGTCCACGTCCCGGAGCCATCGCGCTTCGTGCGCGAGTGCAGGCTGGCGTGCGTCATGTCGCCTTTCGTCACGCGAATCACCGGGAACGGCAGGCGAGGCTCCAACCACTCCAGCCAGCGATACACGCTCTGCGGCTCGGCTTGCGTGTCCGCGAACACCGCAGCGACCGGCATCGGCGTGATTTCACCGTGCGCAGCCATCAGTGCCATCGTGCTGCTTTGCACGCCAGCGCCGAGCGAGATGATGTGAATTGGCCCTTCGGCTTTTGCTTTAGAATCCCCCCGCTCCAAAGATGCACTCTGCTTCGTGGCAGGGTCGTGAACTTCAACGGCGGAAAGATAACCAGCCGCATCAGCAAACACGCCTGTTGGTGTGCTGCCGTGCGGAGTGAGGATCTCAGGTGTCGTGCTCATGCGCGTGGTTCCGGCGTGTTGCTGTGCTCCCCGTTCTGGGAACCCGCGCCGCTCTCCGACTCACGCTCTATCACGTTCGCCACCTGCTCCGCACCCCCGCCGCCCACAATGAGTGCGCGATAGTCGCGCATCCTTTTGCCGCGAATGAACTGCGTGACGAGTCCGGTCTGCTTATTCTTGCGCCACACAGAGGCGTCAGTTTTCCCTACGGCTGGCACCACGGAGGCATCCGCGAACAGTTCGATTTGCATCGCCTTGCGCCACACGTTGATTTTTCTCATGCGCCGGATTCCACCGTCCTGCACGCCGATGCACTGATACCCCATCTCCGCCCAAAACGTATTCGCGTCGAGGTCGAACCCGCAGCGAAGCGTCAGCGTGCAAGCGCCCTCCGCGTATTCCTCCATCGCCGCCACCAGCGCGGCCCCGTAGAGTCGCCGCCGCGCGTCGTATTCGATGCACACTTGATGGCACTTCACGTCCGCCCCTTGCGCGCCGACGTAGAGATACCCGCACGGCTCACCGTTGAGCATCCCAAGGAAGATTCGCCCATTCTCCGACTCGCGCTCGAATACGCATTTCGGGTAGAAGCTCAGCGCCTCGGCGTTCTTCCTTTGCAGACCGTCCACGAAGGAAATCAGGTGCGGATGCACCTTCACAATTTGGAAATCAGGGTTGCTCATCTTCTTCGGGTTCTTCGGGCGTTATGTCTATGACGATCATTTTTCCAGATAGGCGCAGGCGCTTTGGTTTAGAATCTCCGCCCACTCCGCTCCGCACCGCATCACTTGTGCGCTCGACGCCCGGCTCTAGTTCGGGGTTCCCAGAACCACGCAGTGGAGCGAACAAATCCGCGCCGGTAACGTCTTGCGTGCTCATGGCGTCCCTCCCGGCGCGGCTTTGTCGCTCACCGCGACGTTCTCCGCCTCAGCGCCGTTGTGAGTAGATGCGGTTTTTTGCCAGCGGTTTTTCACTTCGAGCATCACCGGGCTGTGAGTCCGCTTTTCATTCAGGTGGTCATCCTTCCGCCAACCATCCTTTACGGGCTTCGTCTTCCCCACCACCCGCCAGCCTGCCCCCCGCAAAGACGCGCCGCTTTCCGTTTCGAGGGTGTACGTAATCATCCGCCGTCCCCCCATTGCCTCCCACGCTCGCCAGCACGCGGCATACAGCATCGAGCACGTTCCCTTCGGCGCGGGCTCTATCGTGCAGACGCGGAGAACCTCCGCCGTCCATCCATCCATCAGTGTCGCCGAGAGCGGGTTTCCGACTATCGCGACCCCCACAAGCCGACCATCCACCGCCACGCCGGCAGACCACTTGCCTCCGTTGCGTGCGGTGCGGCCGTTGTGCCTGTGGTGCTGCGCGACGAAATCATTCGCCTTTCGGAGCGTCATCGGAACCATGTATGGCCTCCCACTCCCCGCCAACTCTGCTGCCACGGGCGGCTCTAAATCGGGCGGAGAACCAGGGCTTGCACCAAACGCGCCTGGCGTCGTGCTGAAAAGCTCCGGTTCGGATTGGATAGGCGGCTTCATTGCGGGGGCGCGTCCTCGGCGCGTTGGTGAAGCCCGGCGTTCGACTTCTCGGTGCTCACTACGATTGACGCGATGTAGCGACGTGCATCATCAAGGCTCCAAGCGTGAATCATGGTCTTGTCTTTCGTGACATTCTCGGCGGCAAACAAATCCTCGGCGGTGCCAGCCCCATCCACAGCCTTCCAGTTGATTTCAATGACGTGCTTTCGCCATCCGATTGTGAATCGTCCCGCCTTGGTTGTGACAACAAACCACGGCAGATGCTTACAGCACCAGTCTGAGCAATAGCCGTTGGGGATTTCTTCCGCGTGAATTGGCTCCGAGAATAGAGCGAGCAGTTCACGACGTTCGTTTTTTGCACGCTCCTTTGCCTCCGGGTTGTCTCGAACTACAGCAGCCATCACTGCGGCCTTCACTAGCTTGACGGCATCGTAAGCCGCGTATGAGATTTCCTTTTGGTTGAGGTCAGGCAGCTTGGTTGCGCCGACAGTTATCTCGATTTCAAATGTTCCAAAGGAACCGTGAGACCGCTCTTTGTAGAGCGATTTACTTTCTTCCGCACACTGGCACGGGCGGGAATTGCATTTTGGACAAAATTCGTAGGTCATAAAGTCGAACCAATCAGTGCAGCGAATCGCGGGTTTCGCCTGTTGTGCTTGTGGACGCCAGCGGCCCGCGCTCGCTGACTTCTGCGTTCCCCGACTCAGAGTGCCGAGGGTCGGCGCTACCCTTCGGAAGACCGGGCACGCATTCCTCGAAGCCGACGCCGGAAAATAGATCGTGCTCCACTTGGTTCCCGAAGTGCGACCAGCCGGGACGCGCACGCCGCGAGAACAATTCGAGATACGGAGGCGCGCACACTTTTTCGATGAGTTCGTGGAACTGGTCCGGCTTGGCCGAGTGCCTCCCCACCTTGCATTCGATGAGATTCCTTTGCAGCGACCGGAACGCCTTCACGTTCCCGCGCACGCCAAGAAGCAAGTGCTCAGTCACGCCACGGAACCAATAGCCCATGCCCTTCCCGTTCAGCTTGTGCCACGTCAGCATCGTCTTGTATCGGTATCCCCACGCCTTCATCACCATGAAGGCTTCCGGCAGTAGCGGCACCGTCGCCCACAGGAACAGCACGGAGTCAGGCGCGGCCATGTCAGCGACCGGCATCGCGGCGATTTGTTCCGCCGTCAGCGTTCCGTAGTAGTGTTCGACGCTGTGCGGCTTCTCACCACGTTCGAGACTTGGCCGCGCACTTGCGGGAGCGCCATTCGATTCATACGCCCACGGCGGGTCTGCGAGCACAACAGATGCACCCCCCGCTCCAAGAGGCAGTTCCGATCCCGTGTCGATGGTAATTTCACCAAGAGTCGGGGAACCAGCCGCATCAGCAAACACGCGCGGTGCATCTTGCGTGAAGGCGGACGGTTTCATGGGCGCGAGTTGCAGAGCTTTGCGTTCGCTTCCATTGCTGCATTGGCGGCGTCCACCATTGCCTTGAGTACCGGCATCGGCACGAAGTCACACCGCCAGAGAATTTCGTTGTCTTGCGAGAGGATGAAGCGCATGGAGTATTGCTGGCTCGCAACCCAAGGTCTTGCGGGTAGGCGAGGAAGCGAACCATGCGCTGCGCCGTCTCCATGTCGCCGCGGTTCACCTGCCATCGGAGTCCTTTCCGCCCTGCTCGCGGCAGAGCTTGTCGTTCGGCTGGCATGACTCCAGCAAGGCGCACGCCGCCTTGTATGCCTCCAGCATCTCGATTCTATCTTCCGGCGTTGGTTCATCCGGCATCATTCGACGTGATACAGCCCGGCACAGCCTAGCCATTGCGCCGCGTATTGCGTCAGCTACGTTGTCGTAATTTGGACGGTTCATAGAGGCAATCCAAAGGTGGTTGTCGTGCGTTGCTCGATGAGCTTCGCGTATTCCGGGTTGAGTTCGCACAGGATCGTTTTTCTCCCGAGAGTCAGCGCGGTGGCTCCCGTCGTTCCACTCCCGCCGAAAGGATCGAGCACCACCTCGCCGGGCTGACTCCCGGCGAGGATACAAGGCGCGATGAGAGTCGCCGGATAAACGGCGAAGTGAGCATTCGGATACGGTGCCGTTGGCACCGTCCAGACCGTGCGGCGGTTGCGATGCGTCCCGCTCCCGTCGTAGGGTGTGCCTCCTCGAAGTTCGGAGTGCCCCGCGCCAGTGGCCTTCGCCTTTCGGCTCGGCGCGCGGTCTGACTGGATCGGCTCTTTGATTGCTTCTGCGTCGTAACGGTAGCTCTCGGAGGCACCGAACAGAAAGATTGTTTCGTGGCTACGACTTGGCCGGTCCGTCGTGCTCTCCGGCATCGCGTTTTCTTTATGCCAGATGATTTCCGAGCGCAGCCACCACGAATCCGCCTGCAAAGCAAGCGCCACGCGCCACGGGATGCCGACGAGTTGCTTCTTCCAGTAGGTATCTCCGAGGTTCAGCCACAGTGTCCCATCGGGCGCGAGCACCCGCCGGACTTCGCGAAACACCTTCACGAGACTGGCAACGTATTCCTCTGGCGTCGCCTCCTGCCCGATTTGGTCGGCGTGCCCGTAGTCGCGGAGATTCCAGTATGGCGGCGAGGTCACGCAGCATTGCGCGCACGCGGCCGGCAGCCCGCGCAAAGTCTCGCGGCAGTCGCCAGCCAGCAAAGTGAATGGCACCGGACTACCTTGCGCGGAAGCAAGCGCCACGCTGACTCCATTGGGCCTCTTGTCCGGTGCCAAATCTGAATCCGACCGCACACCACGCGCACCGCCACGGCTCCCATCGCATCGTGTGCTCGCGCCGACTAAATCCGGCTCCGAACCAGCGGATGATACGGACGGCACCCTGGCGTTCAGTTGAGGAGGCGTGTTGGTAGTCATGAAGTCAGTCCCGTTTCGGAGCGCGTTCCCGGTGCATCCCTTGAGCTTCATCGCTACACAGTCCTCGCAGCATCATGCGATGAAACCGGAACCACGCTCGGTTCCGGCGTTTTGAGTTCGATCACCGACGCCAGCGTGTCGCGCAGGCACTTGGTCGCCTCGGCCTCGTTTTTGAACTTCAC